GACTGTCAGCGTGGTGAGGGTAGCGCCTGACTGTCAGCGTGGTGAGGGTAGCGCCTGACTGTCAGCGTGGTGAGGGTAGCGCCTGACTGTCAGCGTGGTGAGGGTAGCGCCTGACTGTCAGCCTGGTGAGGGTAGCGCACAAAACAAAGCCCGCATATAGCGGGCCTTTCGCGTTAAAACGAATTTAGCGATCGATGCTAGCGTGTTCGATTTACGTCCTTAGCAGTGCGAAGTAAGGCGTATTCGATAGCGCCCACAAGGGAATAGCCCTTCTTCTCCATGATGGCTTCGAGCGCTACGTTTGCCTCGGCTTGAATGTTGCCGTAGATCGTGCGACCGCCTTGTTTGATATTTCGCTGGCGGTATGCGCTAACGCGTTCATTCGCGGTTTTTGGACCTTGTGAAACAATAAGTGGTTTGACCATGATGCGTTATTCTCCAATTAGATTTGTAACGTCAACGCCTGTAGCGCGTTCCTCTTCGCTCAAGTCGCAAAGGTCCACGTCGCCCGTCAAGCCCGACACGTCGCCCGTCAAGCCCGACACGTCGCCCGTCAAGCCGGACACGTCGCCCCTCAAGCCCGACACGTCGCCCGTCAAGCCCGACACGTCGCCCGTCAAGCCGGACACGTCGCCCCTCAAGCCTGACACGTTGCCCGTCAAGTAGCGGGACACGTTGCCCGTCAAGCCTGACACGTCGCCCGTCAAGCCTGACACGTTGCCCCTCAAGCCTGACACGTTGCCCCTCAAGCCTGACACGTCGCCCGTCAAGCCTGACACGTTGCCCCTCAAGCGGGACACGTCGCCCGTCAAGCCTGACACGTCGCCCGTCAAGTAGCGGGACACGTTGCCCGTCAAGCCTGACACGTCGCCCGTCAAGCCTGACACGTTGCCCGTCAAGCCTGACACGTCGCCCGTCAAGCCTGACACGTTGCCCCTCAAGCGGGACACGTCGCCCGTCAAGCCTGACACGTCGCCCGTCAAGCCTGACACGTAGCCCGTCAAGCCTGACACGTCGCCCGTCAAGCCCGACACGTCGCCCGTCAAGCCTGACACGTTGCCCGTCAAGTAGCGGGACACGTTGCCCGTCAAGCCTGACACGTCGCCCGTCAAGCCTGACACGTAGCCCCTCAAGCCTGACACGTTGCCCCTCAAGCCCGTTATGCGTTTCAAGTTCTTAAGCATTTGTCATTCTCCCTTAGTTAAAACGAATTTAGCAATCGATGCTAGCAACAATACTAACACGATAGCAACGACAAGCCGATAGCAGGTAAACGGCCAAAAGTGTTTTACCGTTGCGCCGCCTAGCAACGCGACAAGCGCGACACAGAACAGGTTATACAGTTCCATGTGTCACCCTAAGGTCAAAACAACGAAAACAAGGGATGCAGTCGCGAGTAATTCCGCAAGGGCGTAGAGCGCAATTTTAGTTAGCATGGTTGTATTCCTTAGCTAAATAAAATGCGCCATGCAGCGTATCAGCGCGGAAAGAAACCCCATCCTTCCATCCGCGCCACGGTGCGTCGACCCCGCACGAACGGGTTATTATGAAACCGAATCGAACATATGTTTTATAGGTTCTCATCATCATCACCTCCCCTATAAGCGGATTCGATTTTCGTATTGCAATGTGCGCAAAATAAATCATTGCACTCATAGTTAATATCACATGCGACGATACGAAACGATGCGTCGTAACCTTCTCTCATGTCGCGCGCGATCCGCTTAAACTCTTTCCGCGCACAGTCAAAACAGCACGGTTCACCATCTCCGAAAATGAGGAACAGAGGATATCCACCGTATGTGTATTTTGGATTACGTAGCGTCGCGCGTAGCTGCAGCGAGTTTTCAATACGCGAGAACGTATAGGAGTATTTCTCGCGTACCACCTTGCAGTCAGATCGGCGGACCAAATCGCCGGTATCGGATTGGAATACGGTTCTCATTTTCTCACCTATAGAATTTTGCATCGGGGTACATCTCCGATATTTCGCGTTTCGCCTCGGCACGGTTCTTTGCGCGCACGTAAATTCGAGCGCCCATAGCAGGTGCAAAATCTGCATCTTCACCATTGAACGCACAGTAAAGACGTTTGCTGCCGAAGCCCCCTCCCCAGTAGGTTGCATCGGGCGCATAGTCGCCCTCCACAAAGCGAATCGCTTGCAGATACAGCCGGGATTCAGTGTCCCGAAAATTACTATCACCCATGGGTGCGCCGCGCGAACAGTTGCGCATATTGGCGCGCAAAATCTTGTTAATGTCCATGATCAAAAAGCCTTTAGGAAAATTGCGACAAGTGTAGGTGCGAACATCGCGACGCCAGCTAATAACCCCGCGAAAAAGTTACGCATAATCTTTGTAATCTGTGCGCAACTTCTCACGATTGGCGCGGATAGTTTCAACCAATCCGCGCGCCTCATCGCGCACGTATTGCATACATTGAACATGGCGCAAAGCGATGCACTCACGCAATCGAGTTAGTGCGTCTTCCGTTGCATCCTCCAATGCGCGCGCCGCTTGCCATTGTTCGGAATAGTCGCGCTCTTTCTCTGCGAAACTTTCCGCGCATTGGTCCGCATATTTTGCCGCGTCGACCTCATCGGAAAAAACCTCGTCAAAATAAACGCGTTCGTCGTTGCTGGTCCAGCGATACCCCGCAACATAGCGCCCGTGCGTCAACATGCCCACAATGCCTATAGCTTTTTCATCGCCATAAGCATCGGTGAACCATCCGGCATACCCTCGCGCGCCGTCTATGTCGTTCGCGTCGCGTTCATTGCGGAATTGTTCGCCTGTGTGCGCGTACCAAATCGCTTTGCGCGCGTATCCTTCACCGTTGAACCCTTGCGCTAGTTCGCCAAATGCAGCGCGCCAATTGCCGAACGTCCATTGTCTCGCGTCGCGCCACGTTGCAAGCGACATGGACGGAGGTTTAAAACCGTCCCTGCTTTGTATCGATAGACTGCGCAAGATAGCGAGGCGTGCGTACGATCCGCCTTTATTCAATTGCAAATATCGTGGTGCGGACATGATCTAATCCCCTTTATTTTGACGAGCACAAGACAGTGCGCTCCAATCGAGCACGGACCTGCAAGCGCGTCGCCAAGGTCGCAAAAAATAGACGGTTCGGAATCGGGCAGATATCCGGGCATGTTCCACCCTGCTATAAATCGGTCTCCCGCGTTATTCATGGTCTAATCTCCTGAGCGGGTTTGACCGTCGGCGCACTTAATATCGTACGAAAACGGAAACTCAGAGATAACTTCGAGAACGCCGGAAAGCATTTCCGCGTCTATCGGATTACGCCAACCGAAGCAAAAACGGTCAGTGTGTGCATAGTAAATAAGGTTATCGGTTCTGATACCGCGATCCATGAACCACAAAAAACCGTCGTGCTCAACCTTGGCAACGTATACCGCTTTTTTGTAGGACGATTCTAAATCTTCGCGTTCTTTCGCAATTCGCTTTTTGTCCTGTTCGGTACGTCCGTGCAGTTGCGCCTCCCGATAAAACGGAAGTAGATACTCGCTTTCGGACTGAGTAAGCGGTGCGCGACTCTTGCGGATGTCGACACGCTGCATGCGTGTCAAATATAGGTCGGACGCCTTTAAGTATTCTGAGCCGATGCAATGAGGACAAAACACATACCCTTTCTGTGAGGGTTCTTGTTTGCCGCAATACCCGCATGCGCAAGTATTGCGCCGCGCCTCACGCATATCTTCGGTTTGATCTAGCCAGTGCCCGCGCTTGAGATGTTTATTGCCGTGGGGGTTGTAATCTTGCGCCCAATCGAACACGCGCAAACCCGATTCGGAAACGCCCTCGATAGGTGCGGTATTCCATTGATTATCGAACAGATGTGCCGTTTCCAATTCAATCTCAACGCCACTATCGCGATTCACCCCTAAGGTGAAAGGGAAACAATGTGACGCACCCCCGTGCGTCTCAAAACATTTTAGGCCGAGGCTTTTCAACCGTTTGCACAACTCTTTGTATGCGTCGTTTTCGTCCGCGTTGCGCGTATCGAAAACATACCCGTGTATCAATGCTTTCATTTCGGAAACTCCTGTAACGTAATTAAGAATCGGTATTGTGCTCGTTGCTAGTTACACTGTCAAGCGCTTTTTACACCTCTTCAATCTGAAGGAAATAGTAAGCGGCAAGGTAGTTAGAACCGTGCGCGATACCGTAGGGCAAACCACGCGTTACGCGGTAAAAAATAAAAGGGTTCACAGTTTGGACCTCCAATAAATAGCGACTTCAATCGCAAGCGTAATGAGCAAAATTCCAAGCATTTCAAATCTCCCAGTAAATGTTTTGACCACGGCTTAAGCATAGAACTAGTTACGCTGTTTCACAAGCGCTTTTTGCGACCAGGCGCAACTATTTTCAACGCGTTGCTAGAAACTAACAAACGATGTTTTTTCGACAACATCACCGTTTCTAGCAACGTCCCAGACGGTCATTCCGACGTAGGTAATTCGCCAGGGTGAACGGGCGCCCCCCGGGCGTACGTGTTTTTCGGAAATCGCGCTGCTACTTTGCCACTTGCCGTTGACCCCAAAATTTTCTGAAACGGCCTGAGAAAACAAAAGGCCGTACGACATTACGCGGCATCGCGCTCAAGGACGCAAGGGCGCAAGTCCAGGGGGCAAGTCGCACTACGGCAACACGACCAGGGCGCCGCGCGCCAAGTGGTGCAACCAGGTCGATCAACGCACCACGTCCCGGGCACCGCCGCAACGCTCGCCACGGTGCAATCCTCCCGCCGTAACGGGCCGTTCGAGCGTACCTAAACGCTCTTAACAGGGACCCCGATGTCGCTCTGCTACTTTGCCCCTTGGGCGAATTCCTAAAAATATTTGACGTAACCCCTTGACAGCGCATTTATCAACCTGATACCTTACGGACATCGAAGCAGAACACGCAGTACACGGAGATTACGATGATGTCAGCAGACCCCACCAAGCGGAGCCGGCGCACGCTGTCGCAGGTAGCGCAGGTAGCGGCCCTGCCGATAGGCGGGCACCACTGGAAAGTACGCGAGGTCGAGATAGACGACGAGGAACCGATCGCTGCGGCGATCGATCGCACCAAGCGGAGCCTATGGAGCGATGCAACATGCACCACGTCGAGAGTGAGACAAGTGCACCCCGGTCGTGCGTATATGATGGAGACCTTGGTGTCCGTCACGTCGGCCGGCAACGTAGTCGTCGGCGTCGGTCTTAGCCGGGTCGAGGATGCACAATGACGCGTAACAACGAAGCGCCTTACGCAAAACGGTTTTGTGAAATGGTTTTGCCTTTTCGGGAGAAGCACATGCAGCTCGATTTTAACGACGGCGATCGTGTCGTATTCATCGGAGACCCGGCGAAGTTGCGCGATCCGGTCGAACGCGAGACAGGCGGCTTCGTACAAGGGGCAACGGGTATGCCGGGGTTCCTATGGGTCAAATTCGACGGCACGGAGAACGCGCAGGCAGTGAGTCCCGACGAGATAGCCCGCGTCGATCCTGAGGGCAGGGGCCAACGGTTCGTCCAGTTCGATCGCCCCGCTCTCAAGCGTTTTCAAGAAACGTACAACACGGCGGTCGGTTGTGGACTCGCCGAATTTACCTTCGACGGCAACACGTTTCTCGCGACTTACGCGAAGTACCTCATCGAACATCTCGACAGAGCGCTTCCCGCATGAGTCCAACGATAAAACTATGCGCCACGGCACCCGGATTCGCGGTTAAAGGCGTCAAGATTTCGAGCCGTGCGCCGAGCGGGCGAACGGTACTGCGGACTGCGAGCGGTCGACTTGAAGAGTGTTACCCGGATCAGTCGGCCGACGACGAGCGTTTGCAGTTGGCGTTGTTGGGCAAACCTGCGCCGCCGTTCCGCGAACGTCTGCGATCGGCGCTCCCGTGGTGAGGCGCTTGCACAAGGTCGTGCGAGACGCCGTGGACAAGGCGATGGGTACTACCGGCTGCAACTGGTGTTGTTCACCGAAGCCGTCAGGCCAAGTGAGGCCCAAGATGCGGGCTAATGGGAGGCACGGACACATTTGCGATTCGTGCGATGAGAAAATCAAAAACCGAAGGAAGGCAAAATGAAAAAAGTTACGCCGCACAAGTTGCTCGATTTCTTGAAGGAAGGTTTCGGCATCAAGACGGACGCCGCGTTCGCGGAGGCGACGGGCGTCTCCCCGCCGCATATCGGCCACGTGCGCCGAGGTGCGCTGCCGGTCGGGGCGAGTCTGTTGGTCCGCTGGAGCGAGATGACCGGCCTGCCAGTGCGCGAATTGAGAGCGATGTTGCCGGCGCCTGAGGCTGCATCGTGAAAGCGCGGCTACTGCGTTTAGCGCGTCTCATTAAAGAGTTTCGCAAGGTCGCGATCGCAACACCTGTGCCGACAATGACGCTGACGGAGAAGCAGTCGTATATGATCGAGGCCGCGCTGCACCACGGTTTCGAGATGGCGAATGCGGACGGCACCGCGTTTTTCTGCACGGAGCGGCAGATCGTCGCGCTGCTGACGCCGTATCACCTGTTGCACGATGCGCGTAAGTTAGCCGTCGTGCGGGCTATCGCGCAACGCACAACGATGTCCGTCGAGGACATTGAAGGGTGGGTCTCTCGTGCCTACGCAAGCGTGGCGGTCAAAGCGTGAAGGCGCTCATCACGCTTTTACTCGCACTGGGGAGCGTAATTGCGTTTTTCGGCATACGCGCAGAAGACGCCGAAGCGGCGTCGGTTCGTTCGGCAACGACGTTTCTAGTTCTAGTCGCAGTCTTGGTTTTAACCGGAGTGTTTTTATGATTTTCTGCAACGATTGCAAATTTCCGGCAGGCTGTCAGACAGCCGGAGTGTGTGAGAAAAGCGCACTGGCGGGCAAACGGACGGACTCCTATTCCTACCATACGACGATGCCGCTTCGGAACGTCCAGGCGCTACCCGAAGGCAGCAACCTTCGCATCGGCGGCGTACTTGTCGACCACGGCGCTCCCTTTAAAGCCCCTTCGCAAGCCGAGTCTTGGGCTTTTGCGCTTAAGGTCTCCGAACTGCCGCATGTCGACGAGGCCCTTCGCGGTTTCAGCGAGGACGCCACGGAAGACGCGGCTGTGATCTTGGTCCGTGAGATTTTAGAGGGGGCCGCAAACCTCAGAAAGGCCCTCCTCTACGAGTATCAATCCGGCACGGTCAGCGTCGACGGCGGCGAACCCGTGGCGGCTCCCCTAGCCGACACGTTCTTCCTTCGCGAAGTCAACGAACACTGCACTGAGATTGTACATCGCGCGGAGGGTCGCACCGTCGTGTGGACTACGCCGGACTCGGCGAAGGCGATCGGTGATCGTCTCAACAAAGCATTCGCCGCGCCCGACCGCCGTTCAGGCAAAACGCTTGATCGGCGGAGCAAATGAAGATCGATCGCCGCCACGTTGTCGTCGCGCTCGCCTACACCGCTATCGCGATTACACTGGCCGCGATGGACTACCCGCGAGTTGGCTGCGTATTGTTTCTGTCGTGCGAATTGCTAACCATATTTTTGAAGAAAGACGACGAATGAAGCTGTCTCTCGTGTGTAAGTTTGATCTTGAAACGGCCAAGGGCATCGCGATCGACAACGGCAAGATATTCGTGCCTCAAGCACGTTGCGCGGCTTCGCAGCGCTCCGACCAAATGCTCTGCGACGAGTGCGGTATCGGATGGGACATGAACGATCCGTACCCGCCTGCCTGCGGCAAAACAGGGAGAACGCCATGACCCGCCTGACAAAATGGACCATCGCACGCGCCCGCAAAACGCCTTATACGCATCTCGTCGGCTACATGGAGCGATACTGGCTGTTCAACTCGTACTACGCGCCGAACTACCGCGCATGGCTCCCATCGATTCGCGTACACCATATTTTGCGAAGCGATTTAGACCGAGCGCATCACAATCACCCGTGGGCCTTCGTCTCGATCCTTCTCGAAGGCGAGTACAAGGAAGAACGGCATGTCTACCGTCACGGTTATTACGTCGGTACGTCGCTCAAGCGCTACGGCGCCGGATCGATCTTGTTTCGCCGTCACACCGACGCCCACAAACTCGAACTGCCGGAAGGCACAACAACTTGGACGCTGTTCATCACGTTCCGCAAGCGGCACCACTGGGGGTTCGTGAAATCGCCGTTTCGCCCTAGCGAAATTACACCGCACAACGAATACCTGAACGGAGACGACTAGTGGATATCCGTGACTTGCAACGGCGTTTGCCGAAGGTATCCGCTACGAAAGCCACGTGGACCCTCGAAGACGCTTGCGAGGATACGTGCGAAGCGCCTCACCGCGCTACTGACGCGGACCTCGCTAAAGTGTTCCTCGGCGTATTGGCACTGGCCGATGCCCTCGGTGTCGACATGGAAACCGCAGTGACAAACAGGCTCGCGCTCAACGGCGTGTTGCTATCGAAATGAGGTACACCGCACAGTCGCTGTACGAAGAGGTCATCGAAGGTTTCAACGCATCCTGCGCGAAGGGCAACGCCTTCGGCCCGGACGTGCGGCAGTATTCGAACACGCTCACAGTCTTCGCCGAGTGGGCGACGATCTTGAACGGCGCGGCCGGCGCCCCTGACGAAGACGACTTCGGGCCTGTTAGCGCGCCCACGGTGCCCTCCGCGCCGGCAGACTACTATGAGGCTATGGTGAGGCGACTTAACCCCGTGGCGGGCGTGCAGAAACGCTTCCAGGGGTACTTCGACCCGTACGACTCGGCGACGCCCGGTGAACGATACGTCGTTGAGAAACTTTACGCAATGCTGCAGGGAGATGGACTGTGAACTTTTTCAAATGGCTTTCGAAGAACGATCCGGTAAGCGAGGCCGTGCGGCAGATGGTCCGCGAGAAACCGGGCGCGGGCCTCTCCGACGATCGTACTGCGGCGTTGAACCTGCCGGAGTGGGCGGCGAGGATAACTGCGGGGGAGTCCGTCGAGGCGACTAACTTCGTTCTGACGCGACGACTTGAACGCGCAATCGCTTTGCTCGACGCCTTAAACATCCCTCACGATATCGAGATGCCATGAACGTATCGCCGTCCTACCCCGCGAACACACCGCCCGAACATATCGGATGGTACGACACCGACCTCGACGACCTGACGACTACGCGCAGTTGGTGGAACGGCGAATACTGGCAAGAGACACAGACCGGATTCGGCAAGAGCATTTCCGAACACGTCCTCACGTGGAACGGTCAGACGACGCCGCCTACGGGGCGACTCGAAGAGGCTATTCGCGCTGCGCTTGACCCGATCGAGTTGGAACTGTAGCCGTGCAGCGCACCAATGTATTCGGAGGGGTCTGCTGCCGCTGCGGAGAGTCCGTAGCGCCCCTTGCAGGCTACATCGAAAAGGTCAACGGCCAGTGGCGCGTCATCCACAAACAATGCGACGTGCTGCGTGCGGCCGGCGCCAAGACTGAAAGTAAAAAGACATGATCGTCACCGCATACCTCTGCAAACACTGCAACGCCTCCGTCTTCTCGTCGGACCCCGGTGCGGACTCCTGCTGTCTCGCAGTACAGGCCGACGTATTCGCGATCAATCCCGACACGGAGCGCAAACTCGCCGTGTACGAAGAGGCGTTGCGTCTTATTATCGACGCCAAGCAACGCTTGCCAGGTACGAGCATCAACGACTGGCATCGTCGCGTAGCACTCGTCGCGGAAAACGCCTTGCGCGTCGCGGCGATAGGGGGTCCTGCACCCATCGCAGGTAATACCGCAGCAAAGAAGGATTGATATGAAAAAACGTTACAACTGGCTTCCCGATGAGCACGACCCGCGCGATCACGTATTCGCCCTGCCGCACGGTATCGCGCGCCCGCCTTCGATCGACTTGACCGCCAAGTTTCCGCCGCCGTTCGACCAAGGGCAGGAAGGCTCGTGCACGGCCAATGCTCTCGGCGGGCAGATGGCCTTCCTACACGGCGATCAAATCTTCTCGCGACAGTTCATCTACCGCGGGGAGCGCGCGATCGAGCATACTATCCGCACCGATGCCGGCGCCCGAATCCGCGACGGCGTGAAATTCCTGTCCAAAGCCGGCTGCTGCCTCGAAGCCGAATGGCCCTACACGCCGGAGAACTTCAAGAAAAAACCGCCCGCGAAGTGCTTCGACGACGCCTTGCCGTTCAAGATTTCGGAGTACATGCGCCTCTCGACTGTCGACGACATGCTGAACTGCCTCGCGATGGAAAGCCCTTTCGTGTTCGGCTTCACCGTCTACGATTCTTTCGAGAGCGAAGAAGTCGCGACGACGGGCGCCGTCAATCTGCCGCAACACGGCGAGTCGATCCTCGGCGGTCACGCCGTCGAAGCAGTCGGCTACGACCTGGCCGCGCAACGCTTCAAGGTACGAAACTCTTGGGGCGACCAGTGGGGGCAAGGCGGGTACTTCACGATGCCGTTCGACTACCTCGCCAGTCGCAAGCTGGCCGATGACTTTTGGACTATTCGGAAATAGGTCATGTGCAAACATCGGGAAGCGTGGCTAGTTACGCATCAGGATTGTAGCACGACCGTCGTACGGGAGGCGGATGTCGCGCAGCGCTTCGAGGCTGCGGGGCACACCGTCGAGCGCATGGGGGTCGTGCCTCGCATGGACGAGATTATCCGGCCTGTGCGCGCGATGTCGAGTGCGCCTCGACCCGCCATAATGAACCGCCTCGATCCGTTCGGCCTCGACCGTGAATAACAAATTTCCCGGCCTATGCGTACACTGCCGAAAAACCGTATCGGCAGGGCAAGGGCACTTCGTCCGGCGCAACGGCAAGCGGCAACTACAGCACAATGGCTGCGCCAACGCAGATCAACGTTTCAGACCGGAGCGCTACCGGAAAGCGAAAACAACGTGACGACCTACTCCGTTCGTTGTCGACATAACGCGTGTCGGCATCGTCGCGTCACCTCGATGCACCCGGACGACTACAAGATCGTGCCTCGGTGCCCGGTGTGCAATAACCGCAAAGGATGGCGTATCGAGGGCCGTGCGTACAACAGGCGCAACCTGTGTCACTGTAGCGGGCCTGACGCGAGCAAGGGAAATCACTTCCCGCATCGTACGACGCACCCCGAGTGCGATTCGCACCCCCGTGGCCTTTACAATCAACTGAAGCGGCGAGGAGTGAGCGAGGACGATATGCCGCTTGAGTGCTTCGGTACACCCGTAGGAGGAAACGATGTCTGCCCTTTCTGAACGCTTCGCACGGGACAACTGGACGTGCGAACCGAATTGCGGCTGCGAATGCGATTACGATGTCAAGGCATGTCGCCAGTTCACCCGCGACCGGGCACACGTCGCCGCCCATGTAAAAACTGGTCCAAGACGCCTATGATCGTGCCTACGGGCAGGCACAACGGGAACAGGGCGATGACTAAGCCCCTCGCACTTGTCGGCGGGTATCATATCGGTCCTTTGTTCCTTATTGTGATCAAGCGACCATTGGCCTGCCCTCCCGGTAAAGAAGGTATGGTCCATCGGGCGCAGACCAAGCGCCGCACGCCGCCGTGGGCGGACATGAAGGCGATCGCCGCATTTTACGCGGAGGCGCGCAGGAGGACCGAAGAAACCGGGGAACTGCATGTCGTCGATCATATCGTTCCGAAGTGCGGCAAGACGGTCAGCGGCCTGCACGTCCCTTGGAATTTGCAAGTCATCCACTGGAAACCGAACGCACAGAAAGGCGCGTGGGTATGGCCCGACACGTGGGGTGAACAACTATCGCTATTCTGAAAAAGAAAAGACGGCCGAAGCCGTCTTAGCTATCCGATCATCGCGAAGATCGGCACGCACAAAAACATCCATAAGAACAGTAGGAACGGCATCGTTATTTTCCTTTCGTATTGTTGGTGTCTCTCACTGCGTTGTAGGCGTCGATACAAGTGTTGAGGTCCCGCACCGCATCGTCGCTTTCGGCTCCGATGTCGTGAATAGCGACAGCAACCGCTGGCAAAAGGTCGGCTCGCGTTTCTGTAGCGGCAGCGCCGGTATTTCCGCTTGGACAGGCCGAAGTAACGGCGACGGACAACCGCTTAGCACCAGTGAGCAAAGCAGTATGCAGATTATCGTTGCTAGTTTTCGCATTTTGTTTCTCCGTTTGGTTTTGCGCAATCAAGGCGTCGACCCCTTTGCGCATTTCCCTGTCGATGTCCTGTTTTGCGGTTAGGGTTTCAACCGCGACCTTACTGTCGCGTAGTTCGGTCTTCTTTTTCTCGCTATGCACGCCGTTCCAATCGCCGGCCATGAACGACACCGCGATCAGGGCGATCGTCGCGAGCCACAGGCGAGGGTCTAGGAATGAAATCATTGTGCGCTCCTGAAGTAAGGATCATATTTCGGTCGGTACTCGTCGACGACCCGTACGACATAATCCCGATTGATCTTGAGATACGACCGCCCGTATTGCGACGGTTGACTCGACTTGTAACTCGTTGCCTCTACGTTGCCTCGCCATCGCGTCGGATCGCAGCCCGGAGTCATGCGGCACTTCAAGCGATCCTGCCTCACCGATCCGGCCCCGCCGTTGTGCGCCGATACGCACATGCGTAGAACGTCGTCAGGCGTGGCGCCAAGCCCTTCAAACGCTTTGCAGGTAGATCGGTTAGACAAGACGACCGCTTTGAGGTTGTAGGCCGGCTCGAAGCGGTCGGCCCATCCTTTTAACTCGTCGGGGTGCGCCTTCTTCACGTCGGCCCACGCATTGAACCGGACGGAGCCGTCTTTGTTATACGCCGTGGTCCATTGTCCGAACGACGTTCCCCACTCGCGATCGGATTTCAGTTGTGCGTTCGGGTTCCAGCGCGACTCCGCCTCGACCATCGACGCCATGAAAGACGGGAGATACGCTGACGGCCAATACTGCACCTGGAAGGCCACAAGCATACCGATGTACAACTTGGCGGCAGCGGAAATCATGTTACTTCGTCCAACCGGCCGCAGTCATCACGACCAGGCCGACAAACACGAGAAGGCCGAGCAACGTGACGCCGGCCGCGACGTTCCCGGCTCTCACCTCGCGCATCAACTCGGTGATGCTCAACGCAGGCACGGCCACGCGCGCAAGCATCAAGGCCACGCCGACGATGACAGGTAGCTGCAGCAGGAACAATAACTTGGTCTTGGTCTCGATCGGATCGATGTACCACATTAAAAACAAAAACGGCAGAATCATGAGCCATGCGCTGCCGTCTACCAGGGCCTTACCTCGGCCGATCCATTTGTCGAGCATTTTCATATTGAACTCCTCCCCGTTTGGTTAGTGTCTTTGCCGAACAATTGGCCTACTTCACTCGGCGCGAACTGAGCGATGAGCCGACTAAGTTGCGTGACTTTTTCTTCGAGCCGAACTACGTGCTGCGTAAGGGCGAAGTTGTTCGCGGATAGATGACCAACTTCGGAGGTCAACTTGGCGATTGCCGCAGCGTCATCGGTGCGGCGGCCCCAGGCTTCTTCTGCGTGCGAGAGGGCCTTATCTCGCTCTTCTCGTAGCTTTTCGATTAGCGTTTTTTCGCTGTGATCCTTGGTCATCTCTAGACCGTCTCGACTAACACGTCGACGTAGCCACAAAACGACGGCGATAACGGATAGTACGGTTGCCAGAACGCCCCCGGACTGCATCCCGAAAGGCAGCTCTGCGGGGAGGTACAGAGACGCCAAAGATTGCTGTTTTTCGGCACTCATGGGGTGACTACCTCCGTTTTCAGGCCCGTTCGGTAGAGCGCCCAAGCACTCGCAGCGCACAGCACCCATTCCAGGGCAGTAGAAGGGTCGAAATGCCCTGCCGCAATATTAATAGATAACGTGGAGGTTAGCCACAAAAACAAGCCGAAAGTGTTCACGGCTACCGCCCATCGCGGCCTCGCCCTCCGGTCGATTAAGCGCCAATACGTGAGAACAAAATAAGCGCTGAACAGCAACGCCCATGTGGTTTCGTCCCCGAACGTGTTCATCAGGCCGCAGCATCCGTGCCGGAAGGCATCGGTGTCGTACGCCAAGGCAACCGCCCACAGGAGAGAGGCGTTCGCCAGGAGTACGCGAATCGTTGTCGTGTCGGCGAGCAGGAGCGTCTTGCGAAAGACGCCGAGGAGTGAGCGCGGTAGGGGGCGTCCGCGTCGATCGAACCATTTAACCATATTGCCCTCCCGTGGCGGTAGCCCCTGCGGTACTGCCGGGGAAGTACGCGGTCCCCTGTCCATTTACGAACGCCGCCGCGTTTAGCGAGATGTTGTAGCGGGAGCCAGTTGCGGCACCGGTGAAGGTCGCTGTGTTACTAGTCGAGAGGATCGCCAAGGTGCGCAGATAACAGAACGCCGTTCCCCACGTGGGGGTGCCGGTCAGGGTAACGGTCATGCCCGCAATGGTGATAGCTGCGCCGTCCGTGCCGATAATGTGGAACGGAGCGCCGCCTGATATCGCATAGTTCCCCGTGGCCGTTAGCACGCCGTAGTTCTGACCGAGGATGTGGCCTGACGCGCCGGCGCCGAAGTTGATATTGGAAAAACCTATGCGTGCGTTATTGGTAGCGGTGATGCAGTATCCGCTCGTAGTCGTCACGATCTTTAAGTCGTTTATCTGCCAGGTCGCAGCCGAGGACAGGGCGAACGCATTCGCTGACGTGACCGATATCAGTACGTTGGCGGGCGCCCCGTTATTCCCCTGAACCGTGGGCATTGCGGACCCTACATACGTTTTTAAAGAAACGGCTCCCGTGTACGTGCCATCGGCGACCTGGATCGTTACCGCGTTGCCGTTGTTGTCCAGGGTGTTACACAAAACGTCAACGGCTTTTTGTATAGTCAGGAAAGCGCCCCCTGCGGTATTCGCCAAGCCGTTGTTGCTATCGCTGCCATCTGTTCGAACGTAGTAGGTACGCGCCGCCGTCAGCACTTCTCGCACCCCGGCCACCCGCTGGAAGTCTAGCTCCTTCCAATTGGCAGAGCCAAGGGACTGGAAGAGGGACACGTCGCCTACGTGGTTCGTACGGTTCTGAGACCCGACGAGAATGAGAGAAACCGCATTATGTGCCATCGGCACTTCGCCGCTGTAGGTCACAAAACGCTTGGTTCCCGCCGCGCAGGTGTCGAACCCCGTTACAAGCGCTGTGCCCGAGAGGGTCACGTCTTGAGACGTTGCCGCGCCAATGGCCGGGGTCGTAGACGACGCTATCGTAACGGGGGCCGTGCCGCTTACGGCCGACGAAATGCTGTACGCGGCCCGCTTATCAGTGACGCTTGTAATCGCGCTAGAACTAGTTACGACGACAGCCATCGCGAGGCGGCCGGGAGTGAAGCCCGTGGTATTCGCGCTCACCGTTCCCGCTCCCGACACCTCGACGTAATTCGTTGCGCTCACGGTGAGGGCTATTGTTCCCGCCGAAACGGACGCGGGCACTGCGTCGGATCGAATACCCCCGGCCTTGTACCCGTACGTGGTGCCGGTCGTCGTCGCGGTATCTTGCGCGAAGTCCGTGAGGTCTCCCGTAGAGGGGTCAATCACGTCGGCCACGCCGCTACTGCTGTTGACCGTTAGCCGGTGCCCGAACTTGATGCCGCCTAATACCGATGCAGTAGAGACAGGCAGGGCGTACGAAACGGACGAGGGGTCGACCCAAGTTGTGTCGTTATCTGAGGAACTGTTTTTCGCCAGGAGTTGCCCGATCGTCCCGCCTGATATGACTTCTCTCGGTGCCGTTACGAAATACCGCTTATCAGTAACGCTAGTTATCGCGCTAGAACTAGTTACGACGATAGCCATCGCGAATTTACCTGCCGTGAAGCCCGTGGTATTCGCGCTCACCGTTCCCGCTCCCGACACCTCGACGTAATTCGTTGCGCTCACGGTGAGGGCGATCGTGCTTGAGGCGACAAGCGCGACGATGCCGCGCAAAGCGATTCTCCCGGCCTTGTACCCGTACGTGGTGCCGGTCGTCGTCGCGGTATCTTGCGCGAAATCGTCGTTCAAGGACGAAGGATGGGCGACGACGGCTTGTTGCCCCCATGCGGAGCCGTCGAAACGATACATCGTGTCCACGTCTTCTACGTTGCAACGCCATCCGAGAAACGGAGTAAGGTAAATCCACGCCGCCTCCTGCCGTACCGCGATCTGCCCCGTTTTTCCGGCCCACACTCCTGACGCCCCGGAAGGGATGATGTACCGATCCCCATTCGCGGGCGACCCCGGAGGGGCCGCAGTCGTTTTTGACCGTACGGACAACTGCATTACGGCGTCTACACGCGTAAGGTTGAAGTCCATTCCTGTTTTGTATGTTTCGCCTAAATTCCATCCGTACTGAATTCCGAAATTAGGTCCTGTTTTCGCTGCCATGTTTTTCTTTCGTTAGTGTCAGGAGAGAGCGCCGCCGTAATAATTTCCGTAGCCGGTTCCGTAGTCGTACCGGAGAGAAATGTTCGTGTATCGCTGCCACGAGGCGTAGGTGCCGCGAACCGACCACACGTCGAACGTCAAGGTGCTGTTCGGTTGCCCTCCGTTGTCGGCTAACTCATCCGCTTCGGCGTAGGAGTAACTAGCGGCCGTCAGTCCCGTGACGGACCTCTTCAACGTGCCGCCATCGCCGTGGATATCCACGCAGTACGTGACCCCGGCCTCCGTCGCAACGCTGCCTTCGAAAAAGCCTACTAAGTACGCCGTTTGCGTAAGGCGGTTTCGATGCGCGTACGTCAGCGTGGCGACCCCGTTGATGAGCGCCGGCCAGCGGGCGTTTTGTAATTTCACGTTCCCCGGAGGATACGGCCGGATATGCCGGTGCGCGAAGGTGTACACGTCTTCGACGCCCGCAGCCAAGTCAAGTTCGCCGCTCCCGGTCTTCGGTAGAATTTTTACGTCGACAACTTCGGTATCTGCGTACTCATCGACACCCAGGTACTGAAACCCTTCAATAAACAGCAAACGGGAGTTGACGCCGTGCGCTCCAGGGATCGTATCTAGTACGCCACGGGCCAAGGTTATTACTCCGGTCTCGGCGTTGAAGTCGTACACCAAGACGAACTCATCATCCCACGCGGCATAGGACCCCGAACGGATGCGATCCGAATCGACCGCCGCCGAGAACGCAAACATGGAGTCGGTGCGGTTTGCGGCCGCTGCAATCACGACGGTTGCGCACATAAGGCCAGGACCCGCCTTGGTGTACCCTGCGGTTCCTTGTCGTGTCCATACGTTTGCTTCCGTAGTATCGGCGCTCGCCCTCACGCCCGAAACCGCCAAGAGGCCGGATGTCGGGTCCAACTGGCTGTACGTTGTGGACTCGCCAGTTATTTGCTTGATGATCGTCCAGTAAGGGGTCTCGCCAACGTAGCGGTAAGAAGGGGCCTGCGGAGCCTGCCGTCCGTCAACCCACGAGGTCATAGGGGTTACGATGAGTTGCGTCGTCGGCGTCGCGAACACGTCTTCTATCGCCGTCACGCGAATGCCGCCCTCTGTAAGTGTTCCGTAGTCGATCGCTGCGACACGCATGACAAGATCAGCAAGACCGAGTTCCGGCCAAGTGAGTTTAAAAGGCGAGCCGATGTGAAGGGCCAAGCCCGCACGATTGACGAGCAAGGTGCCGGACGCCAACGGCGTGGACACTGACCGCAATTCGCGCTGCGCGATTCGAGACGCTACGGTTGCGTCGGAGAACCCGGTTCGGTCTACCGCGCGGGAACTCACGATGCCGCCATTGGCATTTTGCAGCGGTTGATTATCGATCGTGAGCGGAGTGTCTTTGCGCGTCTGTCGGTTCCAGTACGTCAGGATCACTTGGTTGATGAGTTCCGACGTAGCAGGCCGCTGGAAGTCCTGCAGGTTCTGAATGTTCTCCGGGGTGAAGGAAGGGATCGTTTCTACATCGTAATCGCCGCGGACGAGGGAGAGCGTCCACAGGCCCGTTGCGCGATCGGAGTACAACGCCCCGTCTATGTGCTGCAGGATCACGTCGATTAGCGCATCAACGTCACCAGTGTCAACCCACTCCAACGACATCCCCAAGCCTTCCGCGTAAAGGGTGTCGGCGCAAGCAACGAACGAAATGTCATCCAACAGTTCCGGGGCGTATCCTTTACCCCACGTTGGCACGATCAGACACTCGCGGATCATGTGCGCCGGGTTCATGTCAAGAACGTCAGCAGCGACTTCCCGCGTGCAGATCACTTTATCGGTGTCGGCATTGGCCGCTACCCCGTCCGGGTAGCCCGACACGGGAGGGCACAACGGGGTTCCCTCGACTGTGACTACGGAAATGTCGTGCGCCGAAACGTGGATAGAACACACAACATTTGTGCCGTCCCACGATGCTGTGTATCCCGCAGGGCAGAGGGGTTTTACGAAGACGGCCGCGATGCCGCCGTACGCATAGTCGTGATGCACGGGGTTGTACGGCGGGTCCACTACCGCAGTGCCCATCGCCTGTACTCTTGCGAGGTCGACGCCGAAGGGTCCGGGGGGAAATACGCCTCCCGTTCCGTCGTCAAGGTATGCATCTACGAAAGTAGAGACGATGCCGGACCCGTAGCTGCCGCCCGGTCCATCTGCGACATTGCGCGCGGCCACGGCGGCACGTCCGATATCGGCGATCGTCCCGGTCATCGGGGCCAGGGCGCCTTCCGGTACGACGGCGTTGTCCGCAGTCATCACAGCTAATTGAAAAGTCCCGAAGACCGTTTCCGTGTGGTCGGTAACGGAAGGGATCGTGTAGGTGCAGATTACATCGTTCACCGTATCAGGGGCGGTTGACGTTGCGTACCCAGTCGGGCACACTCTAGTAACGTGAATCGAAGAAATTCCGATGTCCTCTTCGTACGCGTTGTTATTCGAGTTGCCCATCGCGATGATGTGCTCGCCCGTGCCGTCTACTGCAGGCGTCCAGTACGCTCGTGTCATGTAGTACAGCGTTGCGCTCGGGTCTGCCGCGTGACGCGCCGCATTTCCTACTGCGACGGCGGCAAACCCGACCTCCATTACGTTCCCCTGGAAGTCGGAGGTAAAAGTCCCCGGTCCTACGGCACATGCGGTGCCTGCGGCGACGAAGAAATAGCCGTCAATTGTTTCGGTAGTAGACGCGTCTGTATTCGGCGTGCGGATGCCCGCCTTCTCCGCGTACCATTGAGTGTCGCCTTTATAGTCGGTATAAATGCGCGTAGCATAAATCGACCAAGGTTTGAGGTAGGGATTGAGCGAGGCAACGTACACTTGTTTCGCGACGATACTCAACACCCCGCGAAAGGCGGGCATCGCCGCCCCGAGGATGTTTTGCAAGTAGGCGTTAGCCCCTTGGGTAGCTTCGCCGAACATAACGTCGACAAATCCTTGCACGCCGCCTTCTTTCTTGTCCCCGCCGAACACTTCAGGCGCATTGATGTAGATCGTCCCACTGGACGTAAGCGGGGTCGTTGCAAGCCCTACGGGGCCTACGGTCGGGACCGGAGCCGTCGCGCCTTCAGGAAGAGGCGCGGCCCCTGAGGCACGCCCGGACGGATTCGCATAGGGCGCTGCCGCACGACCGATCGCCTGCGCATCGGTCGTATCGAGCGTCGGAGAATTGACCGCAAGAGGCCACACGGTTGCGTCGCCTACGATGACTTCGCGCAATTTGTCGATCGGCCCGTGACAAATCGCCATGTGCAGGCCCAGGAAATAGCGAAATCCTACGGTAACGTCGCCGCCGCCTTTTTTGCTCATCGCGATCCCCCCTCGACGTATTCGGCTAAACGTGTAGCCATTGCGTCGTCGAACGACTTCAGCGTAACGGACGAAATTCCGTGCAGCAGGAACTCGCGGTAGTCAACGCCTGTCACTGCACACCAACGGCGCAAACCGGCGTTGCAATAGCCGAGTTCCTTGGCGTGCGTGTGAGTAACTAGCGACATCACTTACCTCCGCTCGACAGCTTAATTGGCGTCGTCTTCAAGTCCCCGTACCACACGACATTGTTTTGTTTCAAGACTCGCGTGCCGAACAATACCCCGACCACGGCGGTGTCGTCGATCGTCGGAATGCCATCCGGGGTTTGGGGCACGGCGTCGGTCGGTCGCGGCGGCTTAGGCGCAAGCAAGTAGCTAACGAGTGCGATGATGATCGCGATAATGAGTTGTATAAACATGTCAGTAGACGCTATCGCCGGTAAAAGGGTTTTTCAAGGGCTTCCACGGGAACCCGCCGTAGTTGAGGATGTTGTCAAACTTTCCGTGGCACACAGGAGCGCTACGGTCGCACCCGGCAAAGGCGTCAAAGGTATCGGATACCGCAAGGCCGTAGGGTGCGCCCATTAAGAGCACTGTTGTGCCAACGTGGTCTAGGATTAGTCGACGTAATACTTCCCCCCCGATGGTGACGTTGAACTCCCCGCCGGCGAACCACCCGTCAGGATGCGTGCCAAACGCGTCAGCGGTCACGCTCGACCCAGTGAAAGACGCGACAGAACCGCTCACTTTAAACAGGTCCCGATTGGCGTTGCAGCCAGGGTTGTAGAGACTTCGCTGACAAGGGATTGAGTAAGTGACGCGCCGACCGGAAGACTGTATGCCCGTGTACGCCGTATCGCATTTGAGCGTCGCTTCGCTCCCCGAGAACCCCACGGCGGCAACACGCCCGCGCCAATATACAACGACATCATGCGCGTCGTCACGGTCGTGTCCCCGGTAAATTACGAGTTGCAGGACCCCTTCGGGGGGCGACGCGATAAACTGTACCGCGACCGGGAGAGTCCGGGGCGCAGAAACGCTAATCGCTGAACGTGAGAATTCCCTATTTTCTTCGATCGCGCTTCGTTTGAGAGCGCGCGGTTCCCACGTGTGCCCCATAGAGTCGCGCGCCGTACGCCCACTGGTGTACCGCCACGTAGTCGACCCGTTCGTGAACTCGTACAGCTCGAAGGGGCTTCCGAATAGGGCGCTTAGTTCAGTAGACAGGAAACTCATACGGTCACACTCCGCGTGGCTACGTTGGCTGTCGCTACGGAATTCGTCACGTAGGAAATTTCAACTGCGTCCGAGTTTAGTACAACGTGTTCCATGAAGCAACACAAAGACCAGTCGCTCGGAGTAGTTGTGCCGCCCCCTACCGCAGTTGCCAGTACGATGTTTTCTAAGTCGGGGTCCGCATTTGTGGCGCAGCTAGATATCGCGCGAAAGACCCATGTGCCGTCCCTACGCCGCATTGCGATATTGCCCCGCCCGCCTACTCCGTTGAGGTACGTCGACATGCCTTGGTTCTCGACGATGAGCGTAGCGCCGCCGTCTTGGGTTCCGTGCAGTTCGAAATTGCGCTCCCACGTGGGGGACCAGAACGGCTCGGCTTGCCCCGCCCGCTGGTGCAGCCATGCGCGGTACGCCTGGATCGCAGCCCGATCTTTCAGCAAGTAGGAGTAGCTGCGAACGTTGAAAGGGCGCGCGCCTAAATCGTCAATCTCGGTAACGCCGGTCGTGTAGTCGAGGATTTCCTGCAGTCGTCGATATTCCGCCGTCACGTTATCAACGCGATTCGGCTTACGCACCATTACTTCAACGCTTGCGAACTGATAGGAAGTATCCCAAGCGGCGTCGATCGATGTCAGGTCGTCTACCGTGAACTGCACGCGGGCGGTAGAGACCTTCGCCGTAGGGCGCACTACCGACATACTCGGATTGAGACGGCAGGCCCTCGCAGGCACGATGTACGATCCTGCGAGCCATGTTCGCAGAGACCCCGCGACCGTTGTGACGCTCGAACTCGTCAGGGACAAGATAGTCAGTTCTTCGCAATGTAGCGCATCGGTGCCAAGGACCAGCTTTCCTCCGACGTGATAGTCCCGGCAAGAGGTGTCAATCGCAAAAACGGTAGCCCCCGACGCGTAAGTGATCGGTAGGCTACTTTTATCGGGCCAGAAGGGTACGGTCAAGAGGTTCGACTGCTTCGCCGCGAGCAAAGTGTCGAGGTATTGGAACTCATTCCTGACGGCTGCTACGGAAAACTCGAATGACCGACGCGGCACGTCCCGCAAGCGAACGCGTTGTTCCGTGCCGTTGCGGGACGGCAGAACGTTCGTTAGCCACTCAAGGCGATCGAGAAACGGATCGGACCAGTTGGGGCGGAAGGCGAAGATCGTCATGCTATCCTACGATCTGCTTGACGGCACTGCCGTTACGCTTGATATGGTTTAGGATGATCTTCTCGCCGGCCGACGACTCCATGAAATCACGTGCGAGGTCGGGGTCGAGCACGTTGACAATGCGCGTACCGCCGCCTGACGCGCCGCCGTTGAGCCGATTGCGCGGGTCCGTCTTATTCAAGACCTCTTCACCCGTCAGCAGAATGGCCGGCACTTCGTCGGCGCGCAAACCGGGCATGCCGCCCGTATGAAAACGTTGCGCATTTTGGAACCAGGCCGGACTTACTTCACGCGGCACCATACCGCTACCGCCGATGATCGCGCCGCCGTGCGCGCTGCCCGCAATGGCCGTCGCGATTGTCGTGAAGATGCTGCCGCTACTGCTGCTTTTTGCCGCCGCCTGCAACGCATTAAGGATTGCTTGCTTCGCGATCATACCTGCGATCTTCAGCAGAAAATCCGAGGCGAACTGCAGGAAGGCGCGACCGGCATTGCGGAAGGCATCGCCAAGGGATTCAGCGTGGGTCAGCACCTTGCCGAGTTCCTGCCCGAGCGTGACGACGACCGTGCCCATGCCCTCGCCGAATTCGGTTTCGAGTTGCTTTCCTAATTTCTGCGCCTCGGTACGCAAGGCGCGCACGTCGAGCACGGATTTCTGTATGTCCGCGATCAGCTTCTCGGCGCCGAGTTTGACGAACAGGTCCGGGGGCAACGCCTGCAGCAGTTTGACCAGGTTGTCGGCATTTTCAAGGATCGCGCCCGAGTATTGGACATTGATCTTGTTGATTTCTGCTTGGCCTTCCAGTTGCGTCTTTAGACCGAGTTCAACTTCTGCGTTGACGAGTTCGACCTTTGAGCGGCGAACGTCGAGCAAGTCGTTGATCGTTTTCTCGGCCGTCGTTACGTCTTTCTTGAAGAAGTTTTCGCGCGTTTTGGCACTCAGGGCCTCGACGCCGGCCGACGCTTTCGCGATGTCCGAAATCAGTTTCTCACCGCCGAGTTTTTCGAAGACTCCCGCAGGCATGGCGCGCAAGGCGTCGACGGCGATGTCGGCGTTTTTCTTGATCGAGTCCGAATACTTGAAGTCGATTGCCGCAAGTTTGACCAAGCCTTGTTCGCGCGTGATGAGGCCCGCCGCAACCTTGTCGTCGACTTCGGCGATCGCGTCTTTGCTTTCCGTGACCAGATCGGTGAACGCCTTTTGATTCTTAGCGCTTTGCTCTTGATAGAACTTCTCGGTAATGCGTTTCTTGATGACCTCTTCGTACTCGCCAATCAGCTTGCGCACTTGGGCGACTGAGAACTGTTCGTCTCCCACGGTGATGCTGTGGCTCGCCTTGGCGAGAACATTGAGTTTGCTCTGCAGGAGGACGAAGTGCTGCGTCGCCGCCTCGATCTGCTTTTCGAGATTGCCCTGCGCGCTCTTGTCCAAGTCTTCGATGATCTTCGACACGTCGTCCGACAGCGACTTAGCAAGCGCCTCCAGTTTCTTGTCCGGACCAGTGGGGCCGCGTAGCTCATTACGGATTTGCTCCCGCTCGGCGTCCGTCAACGTGGTCGGAGTCGATCCCGGTCCCGCGCCGGTCTTCAGTTTGATAGGCGATCGCGGATCGTCCAGTTGCACAACCATCTGCCGCGACTGAAACTTCTTCATCTCGGCCGCGATACGGTCATTGCTCTCAGCTACGCGCTTCTGCGCCTCTTTCGCCTTCGCCGCGTAGCCGTCTGCGAACGCCGTTGCCGTCTTCTGCCCTTCGACGAATAACGCTTGTGCGGCATTGCTCAGTGCGCTTAGACCCGGCACCTTGGACAGCGCTTCGAATGTGCCGGCCGTCTTCGTGTTGATCTGCCCCATTGCGAGGGAGACCGCTTCGACGATAAGGCCGAGGGCGGAATAGAAAACTGCCTTCGCTTTTTCCCACCCTACGGTGAAGTATTCCGGCACCGAACGCATCAACGACAGGATCGACTCGGCAATGTTGTTGCTCGCTGCGCGCACGATGTAGAACTGGTCGTCGAGGTATTTACCGATTTGGAACACGACGAAGAACACTGCGGACAGAAGCGTCAACGACTTCAACAGAGTGCCAATACCCGCAAGCATCGTCGCAAACCGCCCGCCGGCAACCGACGCTGCGGTAGCGCCGGCCGCGATGTTGAGGAAGAACCCCGCTACCTTCAGGCCGGTCATGATCTTCAGCAGAATCACGATTTCATTTACGTAATCGATCGTGACACGCAGTACCTCAAAAACTTTAGCGAAGGTGTCCGCGAGTCCTTGCGCGAATTTCTTGCCTTCGTCCGACCGGAAGAAATCGACGAGACGGCTCACGAGGCGACGCAGTGTCGACTCCATGTCGCCGCCGAACTTCTCATTCAGCAGATCGTTAATCGCGTTGCGCAGTCGGTTGATTTCACTCAGCAGGCTTTTCGTCGCGTCAGGCAATTCCTTGCCCACTTTCTGCCGGAAGGTGTCCGCGAAAAGCACAAAGCCCTTCGAGTCGAACCCCTTGTTCGGGTCGCTCAGTTCTTTCTTGAAGTCCTTGATCGATTGGTTAGGCTGTTTCAACGCCTCGGCGATGACGGAGAACGCACCCGGCAGGCGTTGCGCCAACTGGTTCAAGTCCTGCGCCTTGACGCGCCCGGTCGACAAGCCCTGTTGCAGCGCCAGGAACACGCCGTCAATCTCTTCGCGCGTGAGATGGAATACCTTTGACACTTCCAGGAACGATTCGAACGTGGCCTTGATCGCGTTATCCGATAGACCGGCCGCTTTGCCGGCGAACGCGACCTTGGCAAAGGACTTACCGAGGTCGACGTAGACCTCGCCGAGGCGATTCGCGAGACCGTGCAGGTAGGCGACATCCGCCGTCGCCTTCACCTTGTCGTCGTCGCTCACGACGCGCAGACCGATTTCGATCGAGCGGAACGTGTTCTGGTTGTTGACCGCTTCTTTGACCAGGTTGACGGCGGCAACCAGGCCAATGTGCGCAGCGATGAGGCTCAGTACCTGCCCACGGAGGCGCTGCACGACCGACAGGCTCGTTCGTCCGTTGCTTTCGAAGAACGACAAGCCTTTACCCGCTTCGGCTGCTCCAGCGCCAACTTGGCGGGTCGACAGGCCAAGTTTGTCTTGTGCGGACGTGACCTCGACGGCCACGGCTTTCAGGCGCTCTTCCGACTGTGTTAGGTTCTTTACGTCGACGCCTGCGGCGTTCAGCGTCGCCCGCAACTTGGCGAAGGCGGCACTTTCCCGTTCGACTTGCGTCGCGACAGACGCGAGTTCGGCCTGCGCCGTGCCGAGAGAACGCTTCAGTTCGTCCGTAGGGGCGTTTGCTTTCGCGACTTGATTGGCGAACTGCAGGACGGCCTCGCGCGCGACGACGAAGCGTTCCCGCAGGTCATTGACGACGCCTTCCTGCGTTTTGTATTTGCCGATGTCGTCCGCGATCTGAGACGCGGCTTTGCCGGCATCGCTCGCAAGGCCGAGGTACTCACTGCGCAGACCCTTGATTTCGTTGCGCAGAGCGTTGTCGGTCTTGGCGCTGTCGAGTTTGGCGTTGACGGCTGCAATCTCGGTTTCAAGGCCGGACAGTGTTTTGATCGCTTCCTGCGAAGGGTTTAGGATTGCGCGAATGCCGTCACCGCCCCGAACGCCGGACGCGGCCAGTTTTTCGAAGTCACGCGTGAGCACGTCGACGGCATTCGCTGCGACGAGGGCGTCATGTCCGACCTTGTTGAATCCGGCCTTCTCGTCGAACGCCTTGTTCATCGCCAGGGCTTCGCGCTGCGCTTCGGCCAGTTTGGCCGTCGTCTGCACCGCGCTCTCTTCGCCCTCGCGCTTGATGCGCAATGCGGCGTCGTAGGAGCGGATTGACGACTCGGAATTCTTGAGGGATTCGCCTACTTGAGACGCGAATGAAATCAGGCCTGCCTTGGCCGCGTCGGTGTCGCCCGACCCGATCGTCTTGAGTTGTGCCTGCAACGCGGCAGCGCGCGTCGTCGCGCTCGTGAAGCCCTTTTCCGCACTCGCGAGAGACTTCTGCAGGTTCGCGTACTCGGACGCCTGCTTGCGGGAAAGGGTTTCGCCTTCCTTCTGTGTTGCTTGAAACGCTTGGAGGCGCTGCCGTGCTTCCTCGACCTTCTTCGCGGCAAGGTCGACGGCGGTAGCAGTTTTCTCGAAGGAATCGATCAACGCGCCACGGGACGCGAGTTGCTGCCCGATAGCGCGAAGGTCGTTAAGGTCTTGCTTGAGTTCCCGCAGACTCTTGGTTGACGTGTCGCCCGACTTGGCGAAATCTTCTTGGGCCGTCTTGAGGTCGTGAAACGTCTTTAACAGGTCTTCGAGCGACTTGTTGCCAAGGTCATTCGCCGTTATCCGTAACTCGACTTCCTTGCGTGTCGTTGCCATCGTCGCTCAACCTTTTAAGTAGATCACGGAACAGCTTGCCGCCGTCCTTTCCTCCGAAGATCGAACCGATAGCGTGCTGAATCATAACGCCATCGGTTACAACCTGCTGATTCGATCTTTGCGTTGCTATCTGCGCTTCACGATGCAAAACACACAACGGGTAGTGCCTTGCTTCCGGGTGCCCCTGCGAGACCAGGAGGCTTACTTCACCCCGGCATACGTTGTACAGCCTTATCCAAGGGCGTTCGGGATCAGCGTCTCTACTGCTGCCATTGTGTCCGAACTCGCCTTCGCTGCCAGGATCAAGTTCTCGATGAACTTTTTTACGGCGGCGGGTTCCTCGAAAGTGAGTTGCGCGATCGCGACGAGCGCTTCAGTTTGAATCGGCGCCGGGAGTTTCCGGGCGACCGCCCATGCTTCCGGCTCGCCGCACGATGCGGCGATAAGTTTCGCGGTCAGGTCCGGCAAGAGATTGACGAGCGCCAGGCCGAATTTCTGCATGCCTTCCTCGCCGTTCTCGACGTTCGGTCCTGCGTGTTTCTCGAATAGTTTGTAAGCCGCGCTGACCTCATCGCCGTCTCGTAACAAGATGCCGGTCAGTTCGTTAAAGGTGAGGCCGGACAGCGAGAATTCGCCGCCCTTGAATTTGATGTTACGTGTTTCGATTACTACCTGAGATAAGGACATATGGTTCCCCTTGTTGTGCGGAAAGACCCCGAAGGGTCCGCTGTTTTAGATACGCGCCTGAAGCGACGCGTTAATCCCGAATCCGGTGCTCTGCAGTCCTTCCGGCGTTTGCCAAACCGACCCGTTGACCGATATGAACACGTCGCGTGTGTCGTCGTCTACGAGCATGTTGATGAAAACTTCCGAAGCTGCTTGCGCCTGTGCTTGATCCGCCGCATGTACCGGCTGTTGCGCGACTACCTCGGCAAGCTTGGCGCGCACAACTTCGATGACGGCGGCTTTGCTCGCGGCACGAGCGCTGAACGAATATGACATTACTTTTCTCCTATTGAGGTGAAAGACAAGCCCCGGAGGGCCTGTCGTTGCCTGTTACGCTTAGTACGGCCGACCGTCTGCGTAGACGGCTTCCACGGTGTCGCTGAGTTTCAGGATTTCAAGGTTGAAACTCAGTTGTTGCCACGCGTCGCCCTTAAGCTGGAACTCACCGTTCGGCGACAAGCGGACCTTAGGCATGTAGTAGTCCGTCTGGATGCCCTTCGGGTTCGTTGCGATGAATCGCAGAGCACCGTCGATCGTCGAGGTCGACGCTGTGATGATCTGCGAACGGCTCTTGGCGAGCGTTGAGTAAGACACCGACAGCGGTTCTCCCGCCGAGATGCCGCCGCCTGTCACGATGTAGATGCGGCCCATGTCGGTATCAACGGTGTAGTCCGTCGTCAGCGCCTTGATGATAAGGCCCATATCGATGAACGTTGCCGTGCCGTCTGCAAACGTGGTGCCGTCTGTCTTGAAGGTCGGCGGAGCGCCGGCCGAAGTACCCGCAATGGTGCACTTGTAGTAGTGCGCGTTGGCGATGGCCGGAACATAGAAGGCCCCGACCAAGTAGGCGGTCGTGTTGGCGCGTGCTGCGGGCGCTCCGTCCGGCGCAGTGACGACGACGGTTGTGATGTCGCGCACGCCGGAAGGGTTCGACGAACTCGCGCCGACTTGGTAGTAACGATCCTGGAGGGCGCCGGGGATCGCGTACGTTTGGCCTGACGCTGCTGCCTGCACCTGGGTGCCCGCGACACCAAGCAGGAACAGCGAAACGTTGTTCGGCTCGATGTTGTCGGTCACGAACGTACCTGTGCGGTTCAGTTCCAGGGTGACGGAATCGTCTTTGACTTTGATGCCGTTGTCCGCGTCGAAATGATCGAGCGCAGTCGACGCGACCGAGATGCCAAATGACGGGGTGTTGCCGAAGTAGCGCTCGCCGGTCAAGACAACGCTAGACGAACTAGCGAATTTGTCGAAGTACAGTTTGCCTCGGCCAAGGGTGTAGTTGTTCATGGTTTCCTCGCTTTACAAGTTAAATTACTCAATGACCCCGTACGGATCGTCGAGACGTTCTGCAATTTCTACTATGACGCGTAGGTAGAAAAAGCTGCGGGACGACGTTTCGTCAGGAGGTCGAACGACCCCTGGTTCGATCGCCATGCCTTCAATTGCGCCGCCGAGCATGTAGTTCGCTTGCGGTACTTCGTCATGCAATACGCGACCGAGGGCTTGCACCACGTCGGCCATGAGGATGTGCGCCGCATCTGTCGGGTGCACTTCGTTCTCTTCTTTCAACGCCCACCCTTGGACAAGCAGTATCCATTTGTCCTTTCGACGTAGGCCGGCGTCGGCTTCATCCGGTTGTACGTCTGGGTGCAACGCTTCCAGGATCGAAACGCAAGGCAGTGGATCGTCGTCACCGAATAGCGCTCTGCCGCGATACACGCGCGGCACCTCCGCGCTAACCGGCGATAGGTCATTGACGTAACCGTTTGCCGGCGTGACCGTTTCTAGCTGCGCCGTCAATGCACGTAACGCCATGAGACGTTTAGGATAGTCGGTGGTCATGCTGTCAACCTCGTGAACTGCCGCAGAAACTCGATCTGCATGTGACTTGCGATGTCGTCAGCGATTTCCTCGCGCACGGTGCTGAATACTTGATCGACACTTGGGCCGTAGAGAAGGTATAGTCCCTTCCCGATCGATTTCATTTGCGCCTTGTTGCGCACGCGCTCACCCGGCTTAAGCCGGATCGCGAGACCGATGTTGAAGCCGTCGCCCGAACCATCGCCGCGTTTCAGCTTCATGAAAAAGCCGCCCTTGATCGTCTTCGAGGGGCCGCTTGTTTTCACCTTGACGCGAGGGCCGCGAGCGCGACGCCCGAAGGTCGGCGTGCCGGACGCGAAGCGCGCAAGCGACGTAGGCTCCGACCGTGCGCCGATGACCGCTTCCATGTCGCCGCCTTGCGCCACGCGCGTGATGCGCAGGCGGGCGCTTGCGTTGCTCGCATCGCCGATGTAGGTACGGGAGAACGCGACCTCGCGACGAATCGCTTCGCTGCCGCGTCGAGCACCGTAACGCGCCGCGTCATTCACCGCGAGTTTCGCTGCCTCACGACTGGCCGCAGGGAACCCTTCGAAATACTTTTCGAGGTCTTCCAAGCCGCGCAATTTGACGTTGACGCTCATGTTAATTGCTCCACGTCCCACGTTGCAAAGTCGCTGCCGTCGTCCGGCACCCGAAGGTCTAACTTGTATCGCGCACCGTTCGCGAGAGTGACAACGCCTAAACGCGTCGTCGACACTTCGCTTTTCTGAAGCACGATTTGATTGATGTCTTCGACGACCTTCGCGTAGCCTTCGCGGATCAAGTCGCCGAACTGCAAATTCTTGCTGCGGAACCGAACTGTCACGGCAACCGGAACTGCGCCTATCCCCGGTGGGGTGTATTGCGCAGGTACGCCGAACGTCTCTTGGACGATCGAACGTGCCGCTGCGCGAATTTCAGTCCAGTTGCCCACGGTGCTTAGTCCAGGTCGATATCAGATTTCTTGCCGCGTGCTTTGCTCTTGCCTGCGGCGATGTTCTTTTGCATTGCCGCTTCTGCCGATTTCACTTCCGGCGTTTCGGTCGCGTCTTCCAAGTGGGCGATACCGTTGGCGATCATGTACGCCTCTTGACGCTGGCTTGCGGCCTCGAACGGCTCGCCGGGAGCGACGATGACGCTAACGTCGAGATGGACTTCCCCGATTGCGATTAAACGATTCATGTTAGGTTCTCCTGTGGTTTTAAAAATCCGTCAGGGGTTTCCCGCCTGACGGATAGTCGTGCTGCGTGAAATGCCTTAGACGACCGAGGCGCAGAGTACGGCGTCAGGACGGCTCGGCACCATAAGAGGGGCGCTTTGCGTCATGACGAACTCTGCCGAAGGGTCATCCTGGAAAAAGTTCTTCGGCCATACGTCGGTCGCCATGTAACCGGCTTGCGCGTCCAGGATGGCGCCGAAACAACGCACGCCTTCGACGCCTGCCGGGTTTAGCAGAACGATTTTCTTCGGGTCCATCATCGGCTGATTCACGCCGCTGTCATCCTCGTAGATGTCGTTGTAGACCCACACCTGAAGCGATGCGCCCAGGGTGCCTTTGTACTGCACGAGTTCGCCGTCGCCAAGGCCGGTTTGCAAATTGCCGACCGATCCGCGAGCCAGGGTGTTGAGTTGCGCGATGACACCTGCGTCAAGACGGAACACGTTCCATGCGTCGACGCCGAGCACCAACATGGTCGGTGCGTAACCCGAATCCAACTGGATACGCGACATCCATGTTTCGAGCAAGTTCGTGATGCTGACGCCCGACTGACCCCAGCATGCGCCGCCCGTGAGGGTGACGGTGTGGTTCGCAGTACGACCGAACGAAATGACGGTCGTCGGGTAGTTATCGCCTGCGACAGTTACCGAATCGCCGATGATCGCTTGCGCCGCCATCCACTCCTGCCGGCGTTTGTGCATATCCATGTGCTGCGTCAGGATATCCGCGACGATTGCGTCACGGCGCTGTTGCGGCGACATAGTGCCCATGAAGCCTTCACCCGGCATGCGCTTGAACACGCGACGTGGGTCCACGGAGTCCTTCGGCTTCACATACGCCGGCTTAAAACGTTTCGTGTTGAAGCCTTCCTGCAGCATTGGCTTGCCTTGTGCAGTCGGCGCGACGAACGGCGCGAGGCGACGGCCACGCGATACTACGTCGAAATCGATAAACTCCGTGTCGAACGTCTGGACTCGCGGAAAGGCGAGGTCGAGCCAGAACGTTTTTACCGGAGGCAGTTTGTAGATGACGCCCAGGAGGGTATGGGTGTCGTAGACGTTGATGGACATGCTAGGTACTCCTTAAAGTCTTATTGCTGTTAATAGTTACAACTCGTGTGATTCGAACTGTCAGCTATTAGCCGCCAGAGTACCCCAGTTGCTTGATGACGATGGACGACCCGACTGGGAAGGCGTCGAGTTTCTGCGCTGCCGTCGTGAAGGACGCGTCCCACACCAAGCCTTGCATTGCGAATTCGCCGTCAACGTAGATCGGGCCGGTGACATCGGCGCTGGTCGCGTCGGTATCTTCCACTGCGATTGCGCATGCGATCTGCGAACCGTTGGTCGCAGTGCGAACGCAAGGCACCATCTTGTGCGTGCCGTAGACCGCGATGTCGAAACCGTCGCCAACGATAAAGTCGGTCGAGCCGTCCGCCGTGGCGAATTTGATTTCCGCGCTGAACGTCGCGCCAACGGCCACTTCGCCGATTTCGTTTCCGCTCGGGTCATAGACGCGCAAGGTGCCTGCGTCAGTTGCGGCCGTGACGCAACGCACGGTGTAGACGCCGGGTTGTGCTGCGGTCGTAACCGGAGCGGTAGCGTCCACGGTGAGCGTGCCGTTGCCGGTGTTCGCACCCGAGGCTTTGACCGACGACACCGCAGTGGCGACGAACATCGCGGCCAAGACGGTCAGACGCAGAACGTTATTGCCGGACTTGAAGACTTTCGGCATGGTGCGAACGCCGTCGCCGGTCAGCAGTTGTTCCGGCGTGTAGGTGTCGCTCGGAACCGAAGAAGATGCGAGAAAATTCATTTTGTTCTCCTAAATTTCATTGACGTAATTGTTGCATGCAACAACGTTGCTTGCTACCTTTTATTTCTTAATGCTTGACGCCGGTCGCCATCGAATGCGCCGACAAAATGCGACTCGCGTCAACGGCGACGGCGCTTTGCCCTGCCGCCGACGCTTGGTCGTCCGCGCCAACTTTCGGATTTTCCGTTCCGTTCATCGCCGCCGCAAACGCATTGCCGTCGTTCTTTGCGGCGAGAGGGGCGACGGCCATCAGTGCTTTGGCTTCGTCGACGCCCATTGTGGTGTTGAACGCGAGATGGTTCGCGAGGGCCGTACGGTCCTTCGCTTCTTCGCTGCCAGTGATGCCTTGAATGCGAGCACGTTCAGCGCCGGCAGCGTCGACAGTCGTAGCAGCTACTGCTGCCGGAGCCGCGACGGCCGGTGCTGTGACTGCTGCGACAGCAACCGTAGTAGCGCTTTCTGCCGTAGCTTCAGCGGCGTTTTCTTTCGTACCCATAGTAATCTCCGAAGATGATGAGCCGGAAAGCTCGTTACAAAAAGCAGCCAAGGCGGAAGGTGCCGCTTCAACTGCGTGAATAAGGCCGAGACTCAAGGATTCTGACGCGTCGTACACTTGCGCCTGTGTCGCCTTGACTGCTTCAACCGTCAGTCCGAGGTTGCTCGCAACCGTAGACGTGAACATTTCGTAAAACCGATCTACCTGTGCCTGCAGGTTCGCTTTCACTTCAGGCGGCAATGCCTCGTATGGATTACCGTCTTTCTTATGGTCGCCTGCGTAGATAAAGGTGATCGCGATACCTTCTTCCTGCAGCATTTTCGAGTAGTCGACGTGCATGATGACGACGCCGATCGAGCCGGTATTACCCGTTGGCGTCAGCACAATCTTGTCGGCAGCGCACGCCAACATGTAGCCGCCTGACAGTGCGTTCGCATTGACGAACGAAGTCATCGGTTTCTTGCCGCGCATGGACTTGATAAGGTCGGCGGTCTCGAAGCATCCTTGCGCCTCGCCGCCGCAACTATCCACGTCGAAGGCGATCGCCTTTACCTGCGGATTCTGCATCGCGTCGAGCACCGCCATCTGCACGTAGTCATACCCCGTGACCCATGAACACGCCCATCCGCAACGATTAACCAGGGTGCCCTGAATCGGAATGATCGCGATACCTCGGTAGATCGCGTACGGACAGTCTGCGTCGCTCTCGTCGTAGTAGTCCGCGCCGTAAGACATCGCCACGTTCGCCAGGTGCTTTTTGGTCTCGGCCTTCATGTCCGAATGCGCGAGAGCGTAGCGAAGCGACGCCTGCAACGATCCCGCGCCCTGTGCTGCTAGTAACGCAGGAACGGTGCTCAGTCGTCCGATCAGGCCGTAAATTGGATTCACTTCTTTTCTCCTAGAGGCCGTCGTGCGAAGCGGACGCTTGACCGTCGTTCGCAGTGGCTAAATCCTGTTGGCCGTTTGGCTTTTGTCCGGGTACGGCAGTCGTCGCGGCCACGTTGACCAGGTCGTCTTCCTGCATGATCTTGTTCTCGCGTTTGCGTTGCGCGAACACACGGCGGAAATCCTTGCCGCCTCTCGAAATCTCGTCTTCGTAAGTCGACAGGTTATTCTGGATGCGCAACACGGCCGCTTGCGTTTCCTTCAGTTCGTCGATCTGCCCGCGAGACGCGCCGATCCAATCGCAATTCGTGTAGGCTTCTTTGTTCAAGCCTTCGTAGAAGTGCGAAGCGGTTTTGCCGGCCGGCATAGGGCACTCGCCCGAGTTGATGAACTCTTCGAGCCACAGATCATAGATCGCATTGGCGAAGCGGTCGGCCACGTTCTTCTTCTTCGACTGCATCGACTTCCACGTGTTGAGCATGGAGGCGCGCGCCGAAGAGTAGTTGGTCTTGGTGTAGTCGCGACTGAACTCTTCGTAGGACAGACCGAGCGCTGCCGCGATATGCCGTTGCAGACTTTCCTCGAACCCTGTGCCCACACCGCCCGGAGTGCCGGCCGGTTGCAGTTTCATCTTCGTACCGGGAAACAGGTGCGGAATTTTCACGCCGTCGATCGCCAAGCCCTTGGCCCCGCCCGCATACGCCGCGAGTTGATTCAGGTACGTGTTGAGTTGACCGTCGTCCGCGCCGACACCCATTTGCTCCCATATCATATCGGCCGGCAGGTCCGACTCGATCGATGCCGCGTACGTTGCTTGCAACACGGCGTTCTGCAACGTGATGTCGCGGAACGTTTTCGTCATCCGCATTTCCTTGAGCACCGCAACCATGTCGCTGACGCCACGGGATTGGTCCGGGCGCATTTGCTCATAGATGTGAACGACTTGGAGCCTGCCCCACGGTTTGCGAATTGGCACTTCTTTCCACACGAACGGATTCTGCGCGTAGTTTCCGCCTGCGTAAATCTGATTTGGAAACGTGGTGCGGATGAAGTACGAAAGGGGCGCCCCGTAACTGTCTTTGCGCACGCCTCGGCGCATGTCGTCGTGGTCTGCCTGGTCGTATGGGTTCGAGAGGCGGGCCACGTCGACCATTTGGACGGCCGTCTTAAACGCACGACCGGGAGCCGTGATCCACTCGGCCGTCGCAAGCACTTCGCCACAGACGGTATGGATGCCGACCGCCAAGCGGACGAGCGACGTGAACGTATTGATGCGAGACGCGTCCGGCCAGTTTTGCGCAGACTCGCCCCACAGGCCGAACTTCGTCTCGACGACTTTCTGAAACTCTTCCGCCCAGGCTTCGGTCGCGCCGAGCGTTTCCCAGTCGGGTAATGCATTGAGAACGTACTGCCCGCCGACGATCGAATCCTTGTGGATGTTGACTGCGCCGAGGGCGTAGCCCTCATTGCGCGTCATGTCGATCGCACGGGCGTCGATCTGCGGTTTATCCCAGTTGATGTCTTGATCCGCCGAGCGAATGATCGGCGACCACGCGGCGAGTTCACGCGACGTGCGCGACGCACCGTCGTACCCGCCGTTGACGGAAGGCTTCAGCGGCGAGGTTTTGGCGATCTTTTTCATGGTCAGGAGAAAAACGGCATCATCGGACGGCGGGAGGGACGTGTGCCTGTCGCGACGAGGGTTTCGAGTTCGGCGATGTAGGCCCGCAGGCGATCCGCGTTGGCTGTGTTGAACTCGACGCGCTCGCCGTTCTGGTCGACGACGACCCGCGCCGCCGTACCCGTGTTCAGGGAGTGCAGGGCGTCGCGTGCGGCGGTCAGTCGTTGCGCGTCAGTCAAAGTTGCCATTGTGTGCCTTCAAGTAAGTGTTGCCGCTAGTTCACGGAGCGAAGAGTATTGACCTTTTGGACTTTTATCAAGACTTTTTTGCGCATTTGTGCTAGGTCGGACTAGATACGGGTTCTTTTCCGACTGTGCCGCGAAGGCAGGCGGGTCTTCCCAGTTGAGACGATCGACCTTTTTATGCACGCAAATGCCGATCGCATAGTTCGTCAAATCCCATGCCTCGTTGCGCGCCTTGCGTGGGTTCTCCCATCCTTTGACAGTGCGTCGTTCCGCACACATTTCGTTGAACCAGTCGTCAGGGAGCCACGCGGGATAGGTGATCGCCGGGATCGTCGTGTCGTTGCGCTCCAGCATATTCTGCATTTGATCTTTAAGCATGTTGACGTTCAGGAGCAACACGGGTATCTCGCCGCGGGCCGCTGCCTTGCGATCCTTGCGTGCCGAGTCCGGGTAGCTGATGCGGGTCCGAGGCGACGCCGGTGTGTGATCGCCCTTGATGAGGAACACCCGGTTGTGTTCGCCGGCCCCTTTTTTGCGCAACTGTCGGAACCAGTCGTACGCCTTCTCGGTAACGCCTTCGCGACCACCCGAATCACAACCGAGGAAGGCGACGCCCATCGACCCGCCGTCGTGCGTCTCGTAGCGCTTTTCTAACACTTCCGTTTCTAGCAGTGCCCAGTCTTCGAGAAAGGCTGCAGGTTTGACCCATAGCGGATCGCCTTCATCGTCCAGGCGCTTCGACTTCACGATCGGGAAACGATCGATGACCGTCAGGGCGAACGGCGCCCCCGGCCCGACGCCCGTGATCTGTATCTCCCATCGGTTCTTCTGCACGTCGGCCGTGGCGATCAGAAAATTCACCGTTTCGGGAATGACGTGCTTCGGCAGATCGATCGCGAGTTCCTTCAACGCGTCAGGAAGGCGCTCAGACTGCGTGCCGCGCGGGTAGTAGGGTTCGCCCTGGTCCGTGTTGACCGTGGCCTTGAGCGCTTCCTGCGACCCCGTGCGAAGGAACTCTTGTTCTGCCGCGAGATACCGACTGACCAATGTGTGCCACGGGGCGAAGGCCGCAGCAGGTCCCTTGAGCCAGTAGCTGATGATGTCGGACCTAACCGGCGTGCCTTCGAGCGATCCGTCGCGCCGTATCTTGAGACCTTCCGAGACCCATCGGCCTTGTCGGTTCATTCGCGCTTTGTCGCTCGGGGGGATCAACACTTGGCAATGTGGGCACATGAGGTGCACCGACTTAGCCGTCGCTACGGCGTCTTCCTTCTCGACCCACTTGAGCAGCGAGAACTCCGGCTCGAACCATTCGCGGCAGTGCTCACAGTGCCAGTACCATCGGCGGCGATCGCCTCGGTTGTAGAGCGAGAGAATGCCTTTCGACGGGGGCGCTTCGTGGGGCGTACGTCGCATCCACTTGGTATCCGTAATCTCGTACCCCGGCGAGGACTCAGCCAAGGTCATGGCAGACGAGCCGAACGTCGTTGTCCGTTTGCGCCCGAGGTCGAACGGGGAGCCTTCCCCGTCTACGTCTTCCGGCATGCGGTCGTAGTCGACCTGTGCGACGCGCCCCACGGGGCGCCCCGATAACTCCGCGATCGAAGGCCACGATAGTGTGAGGATCATGCCGCTCTTGTATATCTTGTCGAAGACGTTATCCGCGTCGGCCTTTTGGATCATGCGCGCGCCGACCTCGGGGCTGTGCCGGTGCATACGATCGACACGACGCTTCGAGAAATCACGTGCGGAGACTTGCGATTTGTCGTAGACGATCATGTCCATCGGGTCACAAATGACTGAGTGATTAATCCAATTTAGAGTTATTTCGGTATTGTGCGTCGGGACCATGCCCTTTCCGCACAGGTAAAGTCGCGAGGATGAGTCGACCGTGATGCACTTCACAGGCACCGACTCGACCAGGCGAATGTCGCGTATCCATCGGCGGGTCGTGTGGCTATCGCGCCGTTTCTTTCCGAACGCGTTGAACATCGCCACTTTACGGCTCGCACGCAGATAGCAGTGCGACGACGTGAAGTCTAAAGAGTAGGAGAGTTGCCCCTGCTTCCGCTCCCCTTTGTACGTGTAGAACGGAATTGCGCTTCGTTGCGCAAATTTAATTCCTAGCGTCGAGAGCAATTCCGCAACTTGCCCCGCGAGAACCGCACTGGACGTGCTGAAGCACTGCGATCCGCCCTCGATACCGCCGTCTGTGTCGAGCAGTCCTGCCAGTAGGTCAAGACGTTGTTTTCTCGACGCGCGCAAATACCCTTCCGGTATGTGCTTCGCCCCGATGTGCTTTTTCAATACTGAGTGCAGACTAACGCCGTCGCGCCACAGGGTAAAGTCGCGGCTCCCTTGCCCGTTGTAGAAGTGTTCTTTCGCCCGCCATCCGTGCTCTGCGCACATGCGCGTTATGTCCTCCGCGTCGTACGTGTTGAGGGTGAAATGCGCCGTATGACATGCGCCGTCGCCGAGCCACGCGCCGAGTACGTACGGCGGTATCGGCAGCGCTTTCTTCGGGGTGTCGAGAGGCGCAGTAACGGGTATCGAAAAACGATAACGGGCCTTGCCCGTTTTGCGGTGCGCGATGCGGTAGCGCTCTTTGAGCCAATCTGTCGTGACCGTCTTACCTGCCCCCCATGTGTCGTTGACCGCCCATAGGTGCTCTGCATCCGCGACGATGACCTCGCCGTCGTCAAACGCAACCTCGTAGCAAACGCGATCCTGCATCACGCCCGTAACGAACGTAACGCGGCAGGGCTTTCCGCGCTCGTCAAATATCTCGTCACCCGCTTGCAGGCCCCCCATGTTCGTCCATCCTGTCGGCGTTGCAATGGGGGTGTCTACCGCAAGCGCTTTCCCCGATTGTGCGGGACCTACGAAAACTACGGCGTCGTGATCGCGATCCGTCAGCGACTCCATCGGCTCGACCAAGTACGGCGTAGTCGCGTGCATCCACGGGCCGACGTACGATCCGGGGTTATTAAGGTGCCGATATTTCTCTGCTGCCGAGGCGACTGTCAGGCGTTGCGGAGGGCGTAGCGTATCGCCCATGTCGAGCGCGATGCTGCCTATGCTGTTGTACCGTTCCTCAGAGGCCATCTTCATCCTCGAATTCTTCGAAATCGCCCCCGCCTTTTGCTTTCGGCGGGCCGTTCTCGAACACGTCATCGCGCTCGCCGGCCGGATCGTAGTTGTTCTCGAACAGATCGACAACGCCGAGGCGGATGTCCTCCAGGAGGGCATCAGCCATTGTTTGTACGACTAGTCGCTGCGACGTACTCAATTCGTGTTGTCGGTCGACGGTATCCGTGAATAGCACCACGCGTTGCCGAATCAGTTTGAAGATGCTGCCGAAGGCTTCCTGCACGCGATCCGTTTTCCACAGTTTGCCGGCCTTTTCCTCGTACGTCTGCCGCTGCAACTGCGCGCCCCAGAAGTCTTTCTGCAGCGACGCCGGCATATCGGAAGGACGCATCTCTTTGAGCAGTTGTTCGATGTCCGCCGTGGCCTTGACGAGGAACTGCGCCGCCTCCGCGATATCGTAGATCGGTGCATTGTTTCGGAACCCGACCGGCGACAGGAGGCTGACCTTGCGCTGAACGTTGATCGTGCTCGTGCGAAAAATCTTAGCGAGTTGTGCCGCCGTGAGGCCGAGCGCAATCTCCGTGTGACTAGGTACGCGAGCGTTCATTTCAATCGATCCTTGAGTAGTCGGTGTAGCCGATCGGCGTCTAGCGCCTGGATCGTCTCGGCATGGTATCGCACGTAGAGGGGGATTTCGCGGGAGCCTGCTTTCATCGCGGCATAGCTTGAGTAGCTTACGCCGAGCGTCTTCGCCGCCTCGACCGGGCCGCGCAGCAGGAAACTCTCAAGTTGGTGCAGAACTGTCTTCATGGGGTGCCTGTATATAGCACCTGAAGATAAAAGGGAAGAGAAAAAGAGGCCGAGGGGTGAGCCTCGGCCTAAAGCGCCACGCACAGAGGGAGACCGGTGGTGGTCGAACTGGCTATGACGACTCGTGTAAGGGGATGTCGATTCGCTTCGCGTTCAATACGGCCACCTAGGTGCAGACAGTATCGGCCTTCGACTCGGCTGTCAATCGCTTCATCAAGTGGCGTGTCAATTCCGCTGCGAGCACTTCCTTCGTCGGCATCGGTATCTCTTCGTCGTCGACCGTGACCTTCATCGCCTCCAGGAGTGATTCGAGTTGCGACCCTTTGTACGCAAGAACGTCGCGCAGAATTTCGTCGACGGTGTTGCGTACGATGAGGCGATAGACCGACACGGGCCGCGTCTGCCCTTGCCGGCGCAGACGCCCGATCAACTGCAGGTACAGTTCAAGCGACCATCCGAGGGAATACCATACGATGACGTTGCCGCCGAATTGCAGGTTCAGGCCGTGTCCTCCGCTCTTGGGGTGCATGAGCAGGATGTCGATTTCGCCCCGGTTCCAACGGCGTATCGTCTCGGGGTCGTTGTCGAGCAAGACCGCCGAGGGAAACGCGCGCAGGATGCGATCCTTGTCACTCTTGAACTGATACGTAACTAGCAGCGGCTCACCGAGGGCCGAGTCGTGTATCTCTTTCAGCGCCTCGATCTTCTGCGTATGGATGTCGTGCTGCACCTTGTCCGTGTCGTACACGACGCCGTTCGCCAACTGCATTAGCTTGATCGCAAGGGCTACGGCGTTCGGCGCGCGCACCTGTACGCCGTCTGTCAGTTTCAGAATCGAACTTTTCTCCGCGTCGTCGTAGCGCTTGCGGTCTGCCTTGTTGAGTTCGATAACGATATCGTTCGGCGGCAAGATCGGCGGCATCTTCAGATAGTCTTTCGACAGCATCGTCATGGTGATGTCGCGGATGCGATCTTGAATGACTTCTTTCGCCCCTTTCTTGATGACCCACTTGCCCTCGCCGTACGCACCGACGTAACTGAAGTAGCGATTGCGGTATTCCGTGATGTTGTCGAACAGTCGCGCGCCGCCGTCTACGAGGTAGAACTGCGGCCACAGTTCGAGGTAGGAGTTAGGCGCCGGCGTCGCCGTCAACTCGATTACTCGCGTTGCCAGTCGCGCCATACGGCGCATGACCTTGAACCGGATGCCGTCTCGGTTCTTGAACGCGCTCGACTCGTCGATAATCGCGATGTCGAACGGCATTTTGTGCATGCCGATCTGCTTCTCTAGCCACGGGAGATTGTCAAAGTTGATGAGGTAGATGTCGGCCGGCTTGCGTAGCGCCGTCAGGCGTTCTTCTTCGGTGCCGCACACAACGCTGTAGGTCAGGTGCCGCAGGTGCGCCCACTTCGCAATCTCATCGGGCCACGTGCTCGTGACGACGCGCAGAGGCCCGACGACCAGACAGCGATGCGCGAGGAACTTTTCGCGCAGATCGTTGAACGCCGTCAGCGCCGAGACGGTCTTTCCGAGGCCGAGGTCGATCCATCCGGCGCAGCACGCGACGCGGAGGATGAACGCAACGAAGCGTTCTTGATACGCATGCAGTTGATCGCGTTGCAGGATCACGCGATGCCTTCGAGAATCGCATAGCCGTCTTCCACGTTGTCGACGACATATACCGTCATGCCCGCCTCCCTCATCTCGACGTGGCAGTCGTGTTGTGCCAGTGTCTCCGCCTCGCCGGTTGCTTTGAATTCGATGAAAAACCATCGAACGATTTTGCCATTCTTGTGCTCAACAAAAATGTCGTCCGGCGATGACTTGTGCCCCGGACTCACGAATTTCCGAACCCAAAAGCCGATGTCGCGCGCACGGTCTTTGACCTTGCCCTCGATATACGACTCGCGTTTCTTCTCGTCTTTTTTCTTTACTTGTTTCTCTTTCGGGACGAGTTTGAGCGGTTGCACTGGTCAATCCTTTTTGTAAATTTCGCTGCTGAACCCTGCTGCCGCAAGGGGCAGTCCTTCGGCCCACTTGGCCTTTCGACACATTACCTGTTCGAGCAATTCGTGTGTGTGGCAGGTGTCGTCAACATCTTGCTCCGTAATTATTTCGTCGTGTACGTGCCCCACGGTGTAGAACCCCTCTCGTTCCGCTTCAAGCAGTCCCTCGGCGAGCACGTCACGCGCGACGGCTTGGCAACAGTTGTGCACGATGACCAGGCCGTAGTCCGTCACGACGGCAAACTGATGCCGGGGGCCGCAGTCTAGCAAGTCAAACACTTCCTCTCGTTGCCCGGTATCTCTCCACGATCCATCGGGAGTGCTCCCCTTCGTTGAAGTGCCGAATAGCGGTGTTGTAGGACCACTTGGGGCAGAACTCCCGCCAAAAATCGCTGTACCGCATTTTTCGACCGTCGTGTTTGACGAAGCGTGTATTGCGCCTATTGAGGGTGTTGACCGAGCGGGAAACGAGCCTGAGATTTCCCGGCTCATAGCCCTTGTTGTTGTCTTTGCGATCCAGATCGAGGCCCGCTCGGTTCCACCCGCGAAGGTGTTTAATGTATCTGAAAAATACCATTCGGTCGTCGAGCCACGGTTTGTAGACTGTGATGCCTCGCCGACCGTAGTTGTCGTAGGCGTCGTGAAACATGTCAGTACACCGCGAAACCATTCCCGTATAGCGATGGCTCCAAGTGTTTTGAAGTTCTTTAGTGGGGAACAGACCGACGTACTGCGGGTTCCGCTGCCCCGCCTTGGCCCAACCGCAATCTTTGCACTGCCCCACTTGCTCTCGCCAAAGGCGGCGTGTGTCGATTGTGCAGCCCTTCCCGCAGTCGCACAGGCACCCCGTTGGCTCGTAGGTACTAGTCCCGGGGGCGACAACGACGAGGTGTCCAAATCGTGCGCCAACTTTAGGGCGGAGCGACTTGTATTGGCGTCCATCTCGCACACTGGTCGCCACGAGTTCCCATCGTTTATCAGGTGCTCTCGCGTTACTCGGATTCCCATCCACTCCCCTACGGGCTGCGTCCCCTGATTTATCACCCCTTCCGTCGTCACCCATTCCATGCCGTCCCACACCGAGTCTCCTTTACGAATATCCGAAATGAATTGTACGCCGGATGGTGTCAAAACGCGAGTTTTACTGCCGAGACAATTTTCGCAAATCTTCCCGCCGTGCGTCGTCAAAACCCCCCATCGTTTTGTTACTTGATCGACGCCTTCGTAGTGCAGGCAGTCCTTGTAGTACGGACCCTCAGGACCGATAAACTTCACCGATTTATAGTGCGGCCGAAGATAGTAGAGGTGCCGGCCTGACGGCAGCTTGATCCGCAAGAACCCTTTCACATAATCGAGAACGAGATGCCCGACGCGGGTAGGTATGCGCTGATTGACTGCGCGTAACGCCGCCTCTTCAAGCGCGTACCAGAACTTGACGATCGCCGGATGAATCTCGCGAAAGACCGCAACGGCTTGCCATGACTCTTCTTTCGATATGACGATCCCCATGTTCTCGGCGTAGCCCCACAAGCCGGTCTTCACGATATCGCCTTTTTTGTTTTTCATCAGCGTGCCGCCCCCTAGGCGGTAGCCGGCGCCGAGGACGGCCGGCTTGCTTCCGGTGCGCTGTTCTGCCGTAATCTGGTCGTATGGCGTCTGATAGAGATGTACACCGAACGCCTTGTACGGGTCGAGGTTGCGCTCGAAGACGCCTAGTGTGCGCTTGCATCCGGCAAGCCATCCGAGTACCCGGTTCTCAATCGCGTTCAAATCCGCAACGCGCAAAATCTTCCCCGGCCGCGCACGTATCGAGGACCGAACGACTGACCCTAGCACGCGAATCGGATACCCGAACTCGAAATCGATGTTGTCATAGTCGTCGTCACGCACTAGCTGCGTCACGTAGTCGAGTTTCTTCGCGATATTCTTGTCGGGCTTCTTCAGATTCTGCGGTTGAAATCCTCGGCCCGCCCATCGGCCCGTGCGCTGTGCGCCGTAGAACTCGAACGTGCCTCGCAGAATGCCTTCGTGCTGCCGATCCATGAGCGCGTTGTACTTCGACGTTGCCGTCTTGGTCGCATCAGACCGCACGCCTAGCGCTTTGCGTAGCAGAAGCGTATTCGCGTCCTTCTCTTTCAGGAAGTCGCTCAGTGCTCGTTTCACCGTGTCCTTGCGCATGTCATTGAAGGGATATCCGAGTTTCTTCGCCCACTCCTGAAACGCTGCCACGCCGGTTACGTTGACCGCACCGCAGAGGTCTCTCAGTTCGCGTTTCAGATCGAGTTTTGCGCGATCCGCCATTGTTATGGCGCTCATCACGAACGGCACGTCGATCGGCAGTCCGCGCAAATTGATGACGCGATCAAGCGCGGCAATTTCCCATTCGCGCTCCGGCATCTGGTAGGCGTCAAACTTCTTCGCAATCGCGCGTTCCGCCTCGGTGTCGATCACGCAGTAGCGCCCGAACTCATCCCACGCTTCCGGGTCCGTCGTCCAATCGTTGAACTCCCAGGGTTTCGCTGCTGTGCGCTGTTTTTCGGTGCGCGGTTTGCAAAATTTATTAATGAGCGCACGACCGGACGACATTTTCTGTTTGTCCGCGTCGATACCGACAATCGGGCCGCATTCGAACAGCGCTCCCGGCAGAGAGAGATACCGCGCCTTCTTCATGGTGTCGCGCCAAGTTCCCGGCACCTTGATCTTCAGCACGTGCTCGAATATCGTCCGCTCGAAATTATCGTTCCACGCGTGCTTCTCAACGTGCGGATCGAGCAAGGCATCGCGCAACTCCGCAGGAGCCTTTCCCTTGTGCGGCTCCCACAGCGATACCTTGCCGTCGTCAACTGCCCAAGATAACATCAGGACCTTCGTCGAAGGGTCACGCGCGTACACGTCGAGGCCGCGCTTCGGCAAGTCGACGCGCGAGCGTGTCTCGAAGTCGTGATTGAGTTTAGTCATTCAGGTAGCGTGCCGTCCGTGGGCCAATCGCCGCAGCCGTACATACGTTGATAGTTACGTTCGCGAAGCCATTGTTCGCTCTCTTTGCGCAACGACGCATCGATGTCGACGCATTCGTAACGGCCCTTGTGCATCGCGATCAAACGAACTTCGTCGCTCGCTGCCGGCAGCATCTTCCTCGCGAAGGACATGTCTAGTGTCCTAAGCGCGGCGTTGCGCCTCTCTCGGAATTCTGCAATTTCGTCTGTCATAGTCGGCGCCTCATAGTCGTCTAGCAAGCAGTATTGACACATGCTCCCTCCGAAAACGAAACGGCCCGAAGGCCGCTTCCTAGTTACGCAAAAGGATCGTCGTCGTTACCGCTCATGTCGTCGCCGTAATCCCCGCCGTCAACCATGTCGAACGCATCTTCGAGTTGCGGACGCGACACGCCGGCAAGACGTTCGCCATCTTTCACGAACTGCACGCCGATGAGATTTGCGTTGACGCGCTTGCCGAACTTGTTGTCTTGGCCCCAAAATCGGACGACCAGGTTGACGATCGCGCCGGGATACATCTTGTCGTCTTCGCTTGCGAGAGGACGGCGTTGCTGGTCAACGACATACGGCTTCGAGATTTCCGATGCCTTCAGCGTCCACTTGCCTTCGACCTCTTCGTCGTTCGCCTGGTCTCCGTCGCGCAAACACAATTTATCGGACGGCGGCAGGAACTGCTTCTTGCCCGGTTGGATCGGCCAGGTTGTCGCGGCACATTCTTTGATCTTTCCGATTACGGCTTTGATGAGGTCGGCCTGCGACGCCTTATCGAGGTGGAACGTGGCGCTGTATTTGGCTTTTTGCGGTTGCCCGTTGTCGCCGGGACCTCCGCTGTAAGGTTCGAACAAGTGGGGGTAGGACAGCACAACGTTGTTGATCTTCATGACCATAGGGTCGGCGGTTTTAGTTACTGCGTTCATAGTTTTACTCGCTTCAAGGGTTCACTCTATTTCCTCGTCGTCTGATATGTCGTCAAACAACATACCCGGCGTGAGGGCGAATTTGGGTCGCTTGTCACTGGCCGGAACCAGTGTTGGCTTCCCTACCGACTTGCTGACGAATTCAGCAAGGCCGATTCTTTCTTTCTTCGGCAATAGCTTTTCCGCTACCGCAGGAGAAATGGTTTTTTCAATCTTGATCTTATTCATCGGCACGTGACGCGCAACTAGATACGCGACTGCCTGCGCCTCTTGCGTAAATCGACGGCGACTACGCCCCTCGACCAGTTTCCAGTTTGGCATCTCGCCTTCGTGCATCAAAACGTGAACGATGCGCCGTTCAACCGACTCCATGAAGCCGAGGACAAGCGACTTGTGTTCATTGACCGCGCCGAGTTGTGCCGGCGTCATGGCGCTCACGTCAGGCGCAAACTCCGGCCACGTGTTCGGCAGCATCGGGTTGTGGCGGTCTCTCGACAAGTCGTCGAACAGACCTTCGCAAATTTCCGCGCTCAGTTCCGCCAAGGCGGGGCAGTGCGGCTTCAGCTTGCAAAACTGGCATGCGTGCTTCTCCGGTTTGTACGGCGCTCCCGGCGCATACGCGATTGCGAAGCGCCCCTTTATCCAGTCTCCGAATGCGTACAACTCTGCGGCCGTCACCTCCCATACGTCACGATGATCCAGGCGCGGTTGTGAGATGCGAATCTCGATCCGGTCGAACTCATACAGCCAGTCGTACGCGTCCATGAAACCAAGGGCGTAGAGCGCCAACTGCACGTTGCGTTCTGCGAAAACCTGCACTCCCTTGCCGTACTTCAAATCAGTGATGACGAGAACGTAGAAGCCCCACTCGTCGACGTAGATCAGCGCGTGGTCACACGTGCCTGACTGATTCGGTATCGGCGTCCATTGGTCGATCCTGACCCGCACTTCGACGAAGTGTTCGCCGTCGCGCTCAAGGCACCAATCGACGGACTCCTGGATGTAGTTCGCCATTGCTTCGTCAACTTCGATGCGGTAGTCGCGCCCGTGCTCCTGAATTTCGTACACCGTACCTAGAAACGCGATTGCCGAGACGCGTTGCTTCAAGCATTTCTCGTGTATCTCGTGTCCGACTGTCCCTTCGATCGCCTCGAAGCTGCCTTCGTCCGGCAAATCTTTCGTCGCGTGAAGCGATGCGCCGCACACGACGATCCGGTGCCCGGATGAGGGGGCAAAGATCGAGTGCGTACCGGGAACGAGAATTTCTGTTTTCATTTTTATGCGCCGACTCGCGGGAGATGACGCATAAAAATGCCGTCCGAAGACGGCAGAAGGTATTACTTTTTCTTGTTGAGGCCGGTCGTTGCCTTGTCGACGGCCGCGATCGCGTCTTCGAACTTGTCGGCCGGGATGTCGTCGAGTTTCGGTGCGAACTTGTTCATCAGCGTGCGAACGTTCTTCATGCCTTCGTCCTTGCCCTGCTTCTCGATCGCCAAGTCGCGCAGCGCGAGGAACTTCGCCTTTACTTGTTCCAGGGTTACAGCAGGCTCGTTACCGCCCATTGCGTCATCATCGTCTCCACCCATCCCGAAGGGGTCGCCATCCCCGCCCTCGTCGCCAAAGCCGTCGGTGGCCGCTTCCACCTTAGGAGCGCTTGCAGCAGTGCTTGCTGCGACTTCTTCGGCACTAGGCCGCGTGCCCTTGCCCTTGCCCTTACCTGCGGCGGCAGTTGTTGCAGCAGGAGCCGAAGCTGCTGCAGCGCTTTTGTTGTCGCCGCCTGTAGCAATCGCATTGGTTGCGATCAAGACGCCGATCAGCGCCGCGAGATTGTCGTTCAGTGTGTTGAGTTGTTCTTCGAGGGCCATTGCTTTTCTCCGTGAGTAAGTGTGTGGGTTTCAGAATTAAATTCATTTCTGAGTTGCTATGAAAACACATTGCGATATAGAATGCAAGCAGTTTAATTGAAATGTGTAGTATCCAAATGACGACAACAGGAAGTATCAACTCATGGCTACTAAAAAAGAACGGCAAGAGCTAATGCGTCGTCGTATGCGTACCCTGGCCTTGCGATTCGACGCTGACGCGCGCTTTACAATTCTCGCGCCGAACCTCGGCGTCAACGTGAACGCGATCATGCGCTGGATACACAAAGGGTACATGCCTTTGACTACTGCGCGCGGCCTGGAGAGCCGTTTCGGGGCCGACCTCGCCCCTGCTGACGACCTGTCGCGCGAATGACCTTCAAATCGATCGGCGCTGCGTTGCTAGATCGCGGCTACCGGATAATCCCGATACCTCACGGGAAAAAAGGCCCTGTGTTCGACGAGTGGGAAAAAACGATCGCCGACCCTTCGCACCTGGACAAGTGGACGCGCCCGTACGTCAAGAGCGATGACCCGGCGTTGAAAGGGCAGACTGGCTACGCGCACGGCAACGTCGGCATCCTCACCGAACGCACGCCGGCCGTCGACCTCGATATCCTCGACGGCGGGTTCGCGTGCGAGATGGAGTCGTATGTGTCGTCGCTCGCTGGCGATGCGCCTGTGCGGGTCGGTCGGGCGCCGAAACGCCTTCTCGTGTTCCGCACCGAGGCCCCTTTTACCAAGGTGACTTCCGCGTTCTATGTGTCGCCTGATGGCGCGAAGCACCGCGTCGAAGTGCTCGGCACGGGCCAGCAGTTCGTCGGCTACGGCACGCACCCTGATACGAAGAAGCCATACGAATGGATTTCGTTCGACGACCTGCGCGATATACACGTTGACGACTTACCGTCGCTCTCGCGCGAACAAGCGCACGAAATCGTATCAGAGTTCGAACGCCGTGCCGCGTTGCGCGGATGGACGTTGCAAGGATCGCGTAGCAGCAGCCGCACCGCGCCTTTCGACGCTACCGATGACGACTTCACGGTTGGCTTCAAGCAGCCGTTACTTCTCACCGATCAAGAAATTCGTGCGGCCTTGTTCGATCTGAAGGACTTCGAAGATTACGAAGCATGGAACAAGACCGGCATGGCCCTCTACCATCAGTTCGGCGGCGACGAATCCGGTTTTGATCTGTGGGACGAGTGGTCACAGCAAGGCGGCAACTACGCCTACGACGCGTTGCGTTCTCGGTGGGACGGCTCGTACAAAGCAACGCTGACTGACGGTCGGAGTCCGACAACTTTCGCGTCCTTGCTACAAAAAGCAAAGGTACTCCGCAAACAACACGCAGCCGAACAGGTAGGCATGTTGCGCGCACGCGTGGCCGAGGCAACATCTGAGGCCGAACTAATGCGCGATATCGTCAGTGAAATCGCCCACGCGGAACTCAGCAACTACGACATCGAAGTGCTGGTCAAACAAATGCAGACGCGCCTGAAAAAGTTGTCTGGTGCCGCTGTCAGTCCTCGCGTCATCACGAAGGCCATTGCCGATGCAAAAGGTGAGCGTTCCGTTGCGCGCGCCGAAGAACTTGAGATGGTTCTCGCCGCACGCGTGCTCCAACAGCACTACGCCAAGGGGTCGCGCGTCAAGAATATCTCGGATACGTGGTGGGTGTATCAGGAAGGCTACTGGCGGCGTGAAGACGCGACGATCATACGCCGTGCTGTGCTTGAAACCCTGGTGCGCCTGAAACGCGAAGACAGCGATGAAATGCGTAAGCTGCTCGGCGACATCGAAGAAAGCCGAGGCGATCGTCTCGACGCCCTGTGCAGCACAATTTTTTCGGTGCTCCGTACTCTTGTCGCGCAATCGAGCGAGTCTGACCCCCTCAATCTGCGCGCCTTTCAAGCGCCTCGCGTCATGAACTGCACCAATGGCGAGTTATGGTTCGCAGACGATGGTGAAATGACCTACAAGGACCACGACCCCCGGCACAATTTGACTGCGCAACTAGCAACGGAGTACGACGTATTCGGCGAATGCCCGACCTTCAGCAACGCTCTTCACGTCGTGTTCCAGGAAGCCGCAGACCCCCCCGAAGTGATCCGCCATTTTTGTGAGGTAATGGGCTACTTACTGCAGCCGACGCGCGACGCGGCCATGTGGATGATGTTCAAGGGGCCGGGGTCGAACGGTAAAACGTTTTTAATGGACATCGTGTCCAGTTTAATGGGGCCTAAATCCGTGATCGCAGTGTCCCTCGCCGAAATCGGGAAAAACGCCAATGCCCACTTCCAGGATTCGCTTGTCGGCAAGCTGATGCTGTATGACGATGACCTCCGCACGAATACCTTGTTGCCGGACGACTGGTTGAAGAAACTCAGCGAACGCAAGCTGATGACCGCAAACCCGAAGGGCCTCAAGACGTTCGAATTTATCGGTCGGGCGATCCCCGTGATCCTGACGAACACGTGGCCGTCGACCTCCGATATGTCCGAAGGTCTGCAGCGCCGCATCATCGCGTTCGAAGCCGACCATAAGCTGCTGCCGGGGGAGAAAAGCCCCCTGCACCGTATCACGATCTTGCGTGACGAACTCCCCGGCGTGCTGAACCTGTTCATCGCCGGCTTTCAACGCTTCCTGCGTCGCGGCAGCGTGTTCTCCGTACCTGCCGAATGCTTGAGCGCTCGTGAGCGCCTGATGTCAAACGCAAACGCCCTGGTGCGCTTCAAGACGCAAATGTTGATCGCAGACGCAGACAACGACGTGGCGGTCAGCGATGTCTACTCCTGCTATATGGAGTGGATGCGCCACTGGGAATACGCCGGACAGCCTTTGGGCCGCAACAAATTCTACAACGCCGTGGAGTCTCTTGGCGTGTTGCGCGTAAATCATTCAGGCGTTTCGAAGTACAAAGGTCATCGTCTTGCTGTCGTCGAAGGCGTTGGCGATCCGTTCACGGTGTTGGACGAAACAGGAGATGGTCTGTGACCGCGAAGAGGAACACTGATGGCTAAGAGAGAGAGAGAGAGATGGCTTATTGCCTGCGAATACAGCGGGCGTGTGCGCGATGCCTTCATCCGCCACGGGCATGACGCCATGAGCTGCGATCTGCTACCTACTGACGTACCGGGGCCGCACTACCGAGGTGATGTACGCGATATTATCGATCAAGAATGGGACGGCATGGTCGCACACCCTGACTGCACCTTTCTCTGCTCTAGCGGTTTGCATTGGAATCAAAACCCGAAGAGTCCGCGCTTCGGCGGCGCCCAAACCGAAACCGCCCTCGAATTCGTACAGCTACTGCTTGACGCCAACATTCCGAAGATCGCACTCGAAAACCCGATAGGGTGTATCGGAACGCGCATTCGGCCGGCCGACCAATGCGTACAGCCGTGGATGTTCGGCGACGACGCCTCAAAAAGCACTTGTTTCTGGTTAAAGAACCTTCCGTTGCTAGTTCCTACGAAAATAGTACCGCCCACCTATCGTTGCCGGTGCGGAGAACGTTTCCCGGAAACCGCAGGCGAGTACGGATGCCCGAATTGCTTCGGCGATCTGCCTGCAAAAGCAATTTGGGCGAATCAAACCCCAAGCGGTCAGAACAACCTCGGGCCGAGTAAAGACCGTTGGAAACTTCGTAGCACAACCTACCTCGGGATGGCGGACGCAATGGCCGCTACCTGGGGTACCTATCAGGGAGATGAACTATGAGTGTCGAAGATGTACTGATTCAATTAGTCAGCGCCGAAGAAGCAAGTCGCGACCTGGACTTGAAGATCGCCCGCCACGTGCAGTTCGACTACGGGCACTGCAGTGCGTCCTTCCGGCAGCACGAACTGAAACATGACTACGAGAGCGCCTACGAAGCGCACCGTGGGCTTCCGTTGATCGCGGAGACGACGCCCCTCTATACGTCCGTGTTCGACGCCGCCTTGACCCTCCTGCCGCGTAACGGCGACTACGAGATGACCGTGACGGGCACGCCGGACGGCGAGACCTTCACCTGTGTCGGTCTTCGGTTCTGGTTGCCGGGTGTGGCGCGTCAATTTTGGCACCATCGCGACGGCTGTAAGCTGCGGCCGGCGCACGCCTTGTGCATCGCCGCTATGAAATACCGCGCTGCGTTGTGGGCGCTGTGATCCGCCACGGCGAAGCGCCTTACCTCGAATGCAGCAGCAAGGGCGACAAACGTTTCAGCGCGTTCTACGCGAAGGTCGGCGGCAAGTCGATTGAAGATTTATACCAGGGTGCGAAGAAATTCGAAAATGGTGACGTAGGCCGAAATCCGAAGGGCCGCGCTGGCGTCAACCAACGTGAAGTGCGCGAGTATTACGCGTCGTTGTGGGATCAGTACATCGCGGAAAACCCGCACCTTGTTCGTGTGCTATGCGCTACGTCCGGTTTGTCCGACGTGTTCGGGCAACCGGGGTCCGCGTGTCAGGCGACGGAGTTGTGGCGCATCCGTAGCGATTTTATGTTGTGACTAGGAGATGGAAATGCGCAAGGATAGTGAAATAAAAATCGAAATCAAGGCGTTGCTAGAACTTAAAGCGACAGTGCCGCGTCTAAACGCCTTCCGCGATGATAACCATGTGGCGATCGACGCCCAAGTGCAGACCTTGGTCGATAAACCGGGTCTCGTGAAGACGATTCACGATTATACGGGGGGCGATCCCGAGGTATTGAGTGAAGCAGTGCGCGCGTGTGAGTGGCTGTATGGCGCACTGGCTAATCCGCCGTCGTGGTACTGGGGCCGGAAGTATTCACAGCCCTAGTCCGTCGTCTTCTTCCCCTTTCAAGGCCAAGTATTTAGCCAATACTTCGGCCTTTACTTTTTCCGACCTGTACCGCACGTCTACCGCCCGCCCTTTCGGGTACGCGATCACTTCCAAGTAGCGCCCTGCGCTGTCCAAAGCCCGCACCGAGTACGAAAACGCCGTGCCTTGACTGAGCGCATGCACGGATGCCCGCATTGTCGCGGCAGAGAGACCTATTTCTTCAGCGTCGAGTAACAAACCCTCTTCCGGCGCTTTCAAGAGTTCCAGTAGTGCATCGACGCGGGCGCGGGGTGACGCCGGCTTCAAAACCCGCCGTTCTAGGGTCCAAGTGTCGCCCGGAACTGGTTTCGCAGGGGCCGATGGGGCGGGTATTTCTAGAAACAATTGGCCCGTTTCCGTGTTTCGGATACTTTTTGGGCGGTACGGTGAAGTTTCACCGCAACAGTGGTCAACCTCGATTGACAGCGTATCTCGCCAAAACGTACCTAGTTCTTCGGCCAGCGCCACCTCATCTAGTAACACTTTTCCCGCTTTTGCCGCGAACATTTTTCGAATTTCAGCCCGAATTTCTTCCAAGTTTTGCAAAATCTTCATATCTAGTAACCTTTCATGTGATGGTTTTACCCCTAAATGTGATACTTTTTCTTCATTCCTATTGGGTACCCACTAGGGTGTAAATTAGTACACTATTATTATTATTACTAACGCATAGTAGCATAAATGTGTTGTGTAATAGCAGTATTAATAATAGTGTACTAATTTACACCGTATGGGGTACCCGACTTGATCGAAGAAAAACCATCACATTCGTCACATGGCGCATTTTATTGCCAACAAGCAACGAAACCCAGAAAGTCGGAAAAAGGGCCTCTCCGTATTTCGTTGCTTGTAACGTTGCACCTAGGCAACTAAAAAATAAAAATTGTCTCTTACCGCGCTCAGCGCCCCCCGCGACTGTTTTGCCCCCTGAAGAGGGACCCGCTTCACCCAAAACCCGCGTTACAAGCAACGCCCTGACCCCGCTACGGCACGATCACGACGGAAGCAAGGGCGCCATAGCATGATTAGTAATGCGCAGCGTAGCGACGCGATAGGACCGCTTAGCGCGTATCGCGGCACAACGCCCACGGGCAACGCGTAAAGCCGCCACATAGGGTAGTGACCACTAAGCCGTTTAAACCTCGCTACGGGCCTGTGCTCAAGCCACATAGGCGTTGCGATAGGTGAGGGTAGCGCCTGACTGTCAGCGTGGTGAGGGTAGCGCCTGACTGTCAGCGTGGTGAGGGTAGCGCCTGACTGTCAGCCTGGGGAGGGTAGCGCCTGACTGTCAGCCTGGGGAGGGTAGCGCCTGACTGTCAGCGTGGTGAGGGTAGCGCCTGACTGTCAGCGTGGTGAGGGTAGCGCCTGACTGTCAGCGTGGTGAGGGTAGCGCCTGACTGTCAGCGTGGTGAGGGTAGCGCCTGA